TCACTGGCCGCCGTGCAGCCCCCTCCAGGTCTCTGCCGCTTCGCGCATGTCCTCTACCTCGACATGGACGTACTTCCGCTTGGTGAAGTCCGCGTTCGCATGCCCGGCCCAGCGCGCGAGGATATGGTCCGGCACGCCGTTGTTGGCCAGGTAGCTGAGGCAGGAGTGCCGCGCGTCGTACAGCCGGACTCTGCGCAGCTCGAACTCGCGCATCAGTCGGTACGCGTGCTCCCGCAGGTGCCTCGTATTCCTGGCGACACCGAACTCATTGACGACGACCCAGCCGCTGTCAACGTATGCCTCCCCCGCTGCCAGCTTCTCCTGGGCCTGGCGCGCCTTGAACTTCTTCAGGGCTTCCAGGACAGGCAGCGGGAGCGGCAGGAGTCGCTCACCGGCCTCGGTCTTGGCGTCCTTCTCGAGGACAATGACGTTCCCGATCATGGTGCGCGTGACAGCGATCTCGAGGGTCGCGTTCTTTAGGTCCAGGTACTCCCACCGGAGGCCCACCACTTCGGCAGGCCGCAGCCCCATCAGGGAGAACAGCAAGGGAGCGTGGAGCCGGTCCCGCGGGATCTTCGCGACGAACTTCTGGACCTCCTGAACCGACCAGGGCTTGACCCTGGGCCTCTCCCGCCTGTCCAGCTTCTTGTCCGCGAGGCTGACGCGAACGCCCTCCGCCGGGTTGGTGACGCGGAGCCGTTGGACAACGGCAGCGGCCAAACACTCGCGGAACTTACCGAGGATGCCTTCGACAGTGGACACGGCAAGGCGGCTGCCTTTGCTTCCCCCCGCCCTCCTGCCGGATGCAACGATCATGTCGATGCAGTCGCGGACTTGCTCCTGCGTGAGTTCCTGGAGCTTGATCGGGCCCAGAATGTCGACCATGTGGATGAGGGCATGGCCGTAGGTACGGATGGTCGTCGTCTCGACGTCTCGTTCCTTCTGCTTCAGCCACTCCTCGATCCACTGCGCCACCGTGATCCTGGTGGGCAGCACCAGGGTGCCGGCCGCTTTCTGCGAGAGGATCCTGCCGTAGGCAACACGGGCTTCGTCCTCGTCTTTTTTCGTGACGGTTAGCTGACGCCGCTTGCCGTTCGGATGCACTCCCACGTCGATCACGAACCTGTAGCGCACCTGCCCACTCGGCAGAGTGATCACCTTGATCGGGTCAGCCACGGCGCATCCTCTCGAGCCAGAGCCGCACGAGGTCAGGCGTGATGGCGACGAGGCGGGCGGCCCCCAGATCTCGGCCGGGCAGTTCACCCCAGGAAAGCGCAGGGACATAGGGGTCCCTATAGAAGTGGCGGACGCGCCGCCGCGAAGAACGGGCCATGGGTTCCCTTTCGGGCACGGCCTGCGGGCCGCATCGGCTTTCACAGGCCTGGGGACTGATGCGGTCCACACTGCGGGCCGCGGGCGAGTTGCACGCATGCGAGTTAGTTGCGTGCGCTAGATAGTGTGCCGTACTGTCCACGGACGTTCAGTTAGGTTGCGAAACTTCACCGGGAGGCACCCATGACCACCGCAGCCCTGGAGGAGGTCCGGTCGTGGCCTGGCACCGTGAGCATCCAGAAGGCGGCGTCCGCGCTCGGCATCTCGAGGAACCAGCTCTCCCGGCTGATCAGGTCCGGCCAGTCGCCCGTCAGGACCATCGAGATGGGTTCCCACTGTCGCATCGTGACAGCCTCGCTGGCCCGAGTGCTGGACGGCGGCGAGGCCTGAAAACTAGTCCGGGCCCGGCGGCAGGCCGGGCCCGGACGGACCCCCTCGATCCCGACTTTGCGGAGTATGGACGAGGGGGCACCTGCCGCCTGGGACACGAAGGTCCAGGGCGCCAAGTTTTGGGCCATTCAAGGGACTTGGCCTGAATGCATCATTCAAGCACTTTGCGCATCTGCTGAAAAGTGCCTGGCTGGGCACAGACACAAGATCCTTTGCCCGCCACGGTGGGTGCGTGCCACAGGAGGAGCCCGACTGGTCGGTCCTGCGCCGCCGCGCGATCGGCGAGCGCATCCGCACCGTGCGCAGGCACCGCAAAATGACGCAGGAGCAGGTGGCCCACGCCATCGGCGCCGACCGCCGCAGTGTGGTCCGGTGGGAGCGTGGCCAGCGGGACCCGGCCCTGTCCATGCTCGTGCAGATCGCGGACGTCCTGGACGTGCCTCTCGCGCTCCTGGTCGACGACACCCTGGAGATCGACCTCACCGTCGCCACCCGGGACAGCCGCCCCGCCTCCTAACGATCCCGAGGCCGCCCGGCCGTCGCCGCCGCCCGCCCCGCGCGCTGGAGCCGATCCCCGACGCTGCACCCCCAGCCCGTGCGGCAGTCGGGGCAGTTGCGGCGGTGCCCCTGCCACGCGGACTGCAGAGCCGAGCGGTCGGTCAGGGCCATCGGACCGACGGCTCGGCCGCTTCGCGGGCCCGCACCGCGCACGCTCCTGTGATGAGCATCTGCTCGATGGCGCTGCTGTCGCAGAGGTCGTCCTCGTACCGGGGCGGGGTCGCCCAGTGCGTGCTGGGTGGCTCCGTGCGGTGCGGCGCCGGGACAGGCAGGTAGACGTCGCGATCGAGGTACTTGGCCAGGTGGTCGAGGTGCCAGTCGAGGCCGGAGGGGACGAGGGCGTAGTAGGAGGGCCCGGCTGGTTTCCTGTGGTCGCAGATGATCGCGCCGTTGAGACGGCTCATCGCGGACTTCGCTTCGGCCGGCGTGCTGATCTGCAGTCCGGCACTGACGAGCTGCCAGGGCATCCGCACGGCGGAGAAGTTCGAGCCGAGGGCGACGAGTGTCACGCCCTCTCTTCTCAGCTCGTGCTCGCCATGAGCGGGCTTGAAAGCTGACCTGGCGAGCCAGGCGATCACTCTCTCGGGGTCCATGGGTTCTCCTTGAGTGCCGTACGTGCAGGTGGCGCCCCGGCGGGAACGGCCTCACCGCCGCCGGGGCGCCGCACCCGCCCGGCCCGGGAGCGATTCGGGGCCGGGCGGGGGGTCATCGGCTGGGCGCGGGACCCGGGGCGAAGAGCGTCTCCCAGTGCGTCGAGAGGGCGAGCGTCACGCGGGCCAGGCGGCGGGCGTGGGCGGCCTCTCTGCCCTCCTCCGGCTGCTGGCCGAGCTTGCGCCGGGCCTCGGCCAGACCGGCGAGCGCGCAGACCTGATCGGCTGTCGAAGGGCGGCTGCCCGTCAGCTCCTCGACGGCGGGTACCAGCTCGTGCAGGTGGCCGGTGAGGGCCTCGGTCAACGCGGCGATCTCGTCGCGCGAGGCGGCGAGCGCAGCCGGGTCGAGCACGATGGCGGCGGTCTCCCGCATGATCGCCAGGTCCGGGTGCACCTGCCGTGCGGCGGTCACCGCGACCTCCTCGGCGGACACGCCCGGTGCGTGTAGAGGGTGGCGCCGCCCGTGCCGGACGGGGCCTGGGTCAGGTGCCGTTCGAACTCCTCGCCGGGCCCGATCTGCCGCGCGCAGGAGGCGCAGTACCGCACCGGGGTGTAGACGAGGACCAGGCGGTGCAGCTCGGCACCGAGCGCGCAGTCGGTCCGGCCCTCGTCGCGGCACTTCGGGCACAGCGGCGCGTGCGCGACGAGGGCCCGGTGCGCCCGCTCGGCGACGGCCCGGCGCGAGGCGCGAGGGAACCACGTGCCGACTGGGCCCACCTGCTCACCGAGGTCAACGGCGGTCTCGATCCGTAGCGGCTCGCCGCCCCACACACAGGCGCGGCCGGCTGCCCTCGCCTCGTCCAGGCCAGCGAACTTCGGGAGAGCGAGTGCTTCCAACACCTCGCGGCTCACGTCTGTTTCGGCGGGCATACCTGCCTCCCCGGGTCCGGTGGTTTGTCTCACACCGGGACCGTAGGCAGCACCTGGCCAGGCCACCCGAACTGTCAGCTCGGGTGGCCTGGCAGCTCGCCTAGACCAAGCCGATCCGCTTCGCCAAGGCTTCGGCCTGCCGAGCCTGCATGGCCCGCGCCCTGCGAATCACGGTCAGGACCAGATGCCGCGCCAGAGGAGTGCGGGCCAGGTCTTCTGGCGCGACCGCCTCCAGCCCCAGCAGGGTGAGTAGGACTGAGGCGTCGTCTCGCCGCTGGCTGTGGCAGGCGGCCACCTCAAGCCCGAACGTGAACGCGCGCTCCAGCGAGGGCACACCGCTCGTGTCGATTGCGTCGGCCGTATGCAGCGCTTCCCCTGTCTCACCCGCCTCCATATCGATCGACAGGGCGTGCAAGGCGATGTTCGTCGGGCCGAAGACCGTCCAGCCGATGTTGCTGGCATCCCCGACCCGGCGGGCGGCCGGCGCCGCTTTCTCCGTCAGCCGTTCCCGAGCCTCCCACCACTGGCGCCGCCGGGCCGCGCCGACCACAGCGACGAGCTGGAGCGCGCCACCCATCGCCGCCTTCTGAACCTCCGGCAGCCGCGCTGTGGCCACCTGCTCGGCAGCCCGTAGCGCCAGCTCCTCGGCTTCACCAGGCTGACCGGCTGCCAGGAGCACGTGCCCGAGGTTCCACTGGGCGGCGGCAATCCGCAGCGGGTCGTCCGCGTCCTCGGCCGCGCGCATCGCCCGGTCTGCGGCGAGCGTGGCGAGGTCTACGCGGCCGGTGCGCCGGAGATAGGAACGGAGAAGGCAGTACAGGTCAGCCGCTGCGCGAAGGACAGCCCGGCGCTCGTCCGCGTCCGTCCCAGCACGCGCTGCGCGCACGGCGTGTTCGACGTCGGCCACCAGGCTGGGCAACGTGCTGGCGGCCTGAGTGAAGCGGTCAGCCGCTGTCTGCCAGCTATGCCACGCCGCTTCCACATGCTCCCTCAGCTCTGCTGCTGCCACCGGCGCAGCACTGCGCGCGGGCCCGTACCCGAGCAGGGCCCGGCCCACTGAGGTTTCTGCGGTGTCGTCTGCGGACTCGTCCGCGGGCGCCTGCTCGGAGAGCAGGGCAGCAGCGGGCACGCCCAGCTCCTGGGCGAGGAGGTAGAGGATCGGCAACGACGGGATCTTGAGGCCGCGCTCGATCTGGGACAGGTAGTCCGGTGAGATCCCGACCAGCCCGGCGACCGCGTCCTGGCGCCGGCCGCCGCGGTAGTGCCTGATCCGGTCCCCGATGGGAAGGTCTGTTGCAACCATGTGCGCCCTCTCCTTGCTCGCTGGTCTGAGCGTAGGGTGCGCCTGTCGCGGAGGCGTGAGTTCGGGGAGAGGAGCATTCGGTGCCGGAGCTGGTGCTGTGGGACATCGATCACACGCTCATGGTCACGGGCGGGCTCGGGCGTGAGCTGTGGGCGCAGGCGTTTGCCGAGGTGACCGGTGTGGAGATGCGTGAGCAGGCGGCCGTCACGGGATCAACGGAACGCGTGATCCTCCGAGAAACCGCCAGACTGCACGATGTCCCCTATACGGATGGCCTCTTCGAGGACTTCGCCCAGGTCCTTGGACTGGTACACATTCGCCGGGCAGCCGAGCTACGTGAGCGAGGGCACGCCCTTCCCGGGGCCGCCGTAGTTCTCGCGGCGCTCACCGAGCAGGGCGTGCCTCAGTCCGTCGTGACCGGCAACGTTCGTGCGGCTGCCGAGGTGAAGCTGAGCGTGTTCGGGCTGGACAGCTACCTGCGCCTCGAGAACGGCGCGTACGCAGAGGACGGTGAGGACCGCGCTGATTTGCTGCGCACGGCTCTCGGGCGTGCGGGCACCAGCCCGGGAGAGGCCGTGTTCCTCGGCGACACCCCCGCTGACGTTGCGGGCGCCCGGACCGCGGGCATCCGGGTCGTCGCCGTCGCCACGGGACGTACTTCTGCTGACGACCTGGCGGCCGACGTGGTGCTCGACAACCTCTCGGACACCGATAGGGCACTTGCCGCCATCTGGGCATGACGAAGAGCCCCCTCCCGCCCGTAGGCGGAAGGGGGCAGAGGAACGGTTCAGCGGGAGTCGCGGGCAGCGACCAGCTCGGGGTCCATCGGTATCAGCGGCAGGCCCGCCGCCCGGAGCTGCTCGTCCTGCGCGCTGATGTGGTCCAGCGCCAGACCGAGCAGCCGGTCCGTCCGGTCCGCGCGCGACCGCGATTCGCGTTCCGCGTCCTCGAGGACGCGCATCCTCGTGTGAAGGGCGGACATCTGGTCCTGGAACCACCTGTACATCTCCGGGCTCACGCTCCAGGTCCCGGCAGGCTGCCCCGGCGCCGCGGGCAGTTCCTCGTCATCGTCGTCCGCGCGGTTGCGGGCGACGAGGGCAACGAGGATGGACGCGGTGGCCGGGACGAGGATGGCGAAGGCGGAGAGCCACGGGTTAGTGTCCACGGCTCACCGTCCGGGTCGCGCGCATCAGGATCAGGACCAGGCCGGCCCGGGACAACCACATGCCGACGCTGCCCCAGGCGTTCGACGAGGCTCCGGCGATGGTGGCGATCAGGTAGGCGGTCGCCCACATCAGCGGGGGCGCGATCGAGGCGACGATTCCCGGGACGTCCCAGACCGGCCGCAGCAGGCCGTAGGCGACCGCGATCAGGCCGCACCCGATCCACACCCACCCCCAGCCCTCCATGCACATCCGCTGGAGCAGGATCTGGATGCCTCGGACGGTTCCGTAGCGGGGGTCGATCGCGATGCTGGCGCCGTAGTAGATCGACGAGGCTCCGGCGACGATGAATCCGAGGCCGCGCAGGTGGATGTGCTGCTGAAGCTTCGAGGCGCCCTCGGCGAGCCTGCCGGTCACGGGGTGCCGGGGGCGGCCGGCGTGCCGGTCTGGGTGGAGGTGGCGGCTTCGATGCGGGGCGCGATCCCCGAGGGGCGCCACAGGGTGTGGTAGGCGAGGCCGATCGCGACGGCGGCCGTGAGGATCCCGGTCGTGATGGGCTTCCCGGCGAAGTCGTCGTTGAAGTAGGCGGTGCCAGCGCCGTCGGCGACGGCGACGAGGAGCATGAAGATGCCCTTGACGGGGCCCGACCAGCGCGGCTGGACAACGATGGCGATGACGGGCGGCAGAGCGTAGCCGAGGGCCGCGGCCCAGAGCTCGGCGTTGGTGAGGTGCATCGAGATCCCTCTCCTGGTGCTCGGCGCCGGACGGGTGTCCGGCGCCTTCGGGACTGTCAGCGGGCGCGGGCGGTCAACTTGTCTTCCACAGCAGCGCGGTGAGCACGGCGGACTTCACCGTGACCGGGTCCGCGCCGTTGTTGAGCAGCCGGATCCGCATGGTTCGGCCGGCCGCCAGGTGCTTCGTGAGCGGGGTGACGTGGAAGGAGTCACCCTTGGTCCCGATGGCCTCGTCGATCGGGTGGTCCTTGGCCAGGGTCCCGCCCGTCGTGTACTCCGACATCCTGACCTGCACGGTCTCGCCTACGGGCAGGTCGCCGATGCGGAGGCTGACGCTGCCGGTGAACCGGCAGGCGCCGCGGGCGAACACGCTGCTGGCGGCGGGGTGCTGGTCCGCGGTGTCGGTCCACTCGGTGGTGAAGGCGATCTCCGTCCACCGTCCGGGCGCCAGGCTCAGGGGCTTGGCAAGGCCGAGGTTCACTTCGTCCGGCACGGGGTCCTCCTCGATGGTCGTGGTCTGCCCCGCCGCCCAGGCGCGCAGCTCTGACTCGGGCAGATAGGCGATGGAGCGGTCGAGCGGGCTGCTGGTGAACTGCCAGATGAGGGGGCGCCAGCCGGACACAGTGGGCTGCGGGGCCGCCTCGGCGCGCGCGTAGTCGGCGGTCTTCCAGGGGTAGGCCGGGTACCAGAGCGGCAGGCCGTCGGGGACGTGTCCGGCAGCCAGGTCGCTGCCGGAGGTGTAGATCCCGACGCGCTGCGCGGGGAACGCGGACTGCACGGTGGCGATCCACTGCCGTACCCAGGCGAGGATCTGCCCGTTGCTGCGCCCGCGGTAGTTGCGGCTGTCGGGGTACGCCTCGAGGTCGAGCCAGTGCGTGAAGTCGTGCTGGAGACTGGCGACCGGCGCGACGGCGCCGATGTAGTTCGCGGCTTCGACGAGCGGGTCCTGGTTGGGCCAGGCGAAGTGGTAGCCGCCGACCAGGATGCCTGCGGCGAGCGCGCCCTGGACGTGGCGGCTGAAGGCCGCGTCGTGGGCGCGCTGCCCCTCGGTGGCCTTGACGAGGGCGAAGGCCACCCCGGCTCGTCGGTGGGCGGTCCAGTCCTGGTTGCCCTGGTGGGCGGAAACGTCAAGACCGCGACAGGTCGAGGTGCTCATCAGGAGCCTCCGCCGACGTCGTTGTGGTCCTGGTCCTTGAGGAGGGCGTTCGCCGCCGCGTGCCAGGCCGTCTGGATCCGCGCGGGCAGCGCCTCCCAGTCGGGCAGTGCGTCGCCGTTGAACGCTCGGCCGCCGACGGACTCCACGTACGCCTCGTACGCAGTCTGGGCGGGCTGGTGGGGTTCGGGTGCCATGAGTGCCTCCTGATGGCCGGAGAAGGCCCCGCCGGCGCGGCTGGGACCAGGTTGTCGGTGAGCGGGGGTCAGGGCCGCTGTAGGGCGGCAGCCCCTCAGCCCTGGCGGGCTTCCGGGCCCCGCCGGGGCAGCGCACCAGCGTCGGCGGCGAACGGTCTGCCCGGGGTTCAACGACAGGAGTGGTGCGACCGGATAGGGCTGCGCTGGCACACGCGCACCTGGTCGGTCTGCTGTGCGCTTCGTCGTGGCGGGCGTTCTGTGGCCGAGGTCGTCGACGCCGAGGTGTGTGAGCACGAGAAGGGGGGAGGGAGGAGTGGTGCGGCCGGTGGGTGCCCACGGACCCGTGCGGTGGCGGTCACCCCGAGGGGTGGTTGATCAGCCAGGTACTAGTGCGCGCGCGGTGGTGACCCCGGCGGGAACGGTTTCCGGTCTCAGGTGGTGACCCCGGCGGGAACGGTTTCCGGAACCCGGTACGCACCGGGTTCCGGGTCCAGGGCGCCAGGCGCTCGGAACCCGGTGCGCACCGGGTTCCGGGTCCAGGGCGCCAGGCGCTCGGAACCCGGTGCGCACCGGGTTCCGGGCTCGGCTGCTTCTGATCATCATCCGGAGAACCAGAAGCAGCCGAGCGATGAGCAGACGTCGCTTCCGGCGTTCGTGTTGAGAGCGCCACCGGAGTTCTGGTTGCCCTGCACCTCGATGTAGTCGTTCACCGCGCACACGACCTGGCAGACCGTCACCAGGCCGCAGCTCCCCGCGGCCGTCGCCGAGCTCGTCTTCACGAAACTGCCGGTGACCGCGGCCCCGTTGACCGTGATGCGGACCGCTCGGTTCGCGGTGCCGTTCGCTGCGAACCCCACGCTGCCCGTGACATCCCACGTGCCGGCCACCGGCACCACAAACCTGGACGTGTTCGTCGTCGTCGAGTGTCCGTTGTCCGAATCGAAGAACTCGCTGTCCAGCGTCAGCGGCGTCCAGGTGTCGTTCGACAGCGCCTGCGCCACCGTGGCGTAGCCCCGGAAGCGCGGGGCCCCGTTGGTGCCGCTGCCCAGACACCAGTCGCCCATGGCCTTCACGCTGGCGTTCCACAGCGCGCCCGTCAGGTAGTTGCCGGGCTGCTGGCTGGCGATGACCGGCGGTGTGCGGGGCATGGGGGCCTCCTAGTAGGCGAAGCAGATGGCGTCGAACCCGGCGACGCTGTCCCAGGTAGTGGAGTCGGTGGTGCCTGCCGGGAGCGGTTCGCAGACGACATCGCCGCTCGCGTGGGACTTGGTGGTGGCGGCGGTCAGAGTGAGCGTGCCGGTGGTCCATCCGGAGGCGGTATTGCCGACCGCGGAGACGGTGACGGTCTCCTGGTTGGCGGTGCCCTGGCCGAGGACGAGCTGCTGGCCGGGCGCGATCTGCGCGGCGAGCACGTTGGTGTTGTCCTGGCCGGCGCGGACGGTGACCGTGGTGACGCCGGCGGCCGGGGACGTCGCGAGGGTGGTGTGCCAGGCGGCGATGATGCCGTACGGGCTCAGGTCGGCCGGGGATCCCTGGAGGGTGAGCTTCGCTTCGAGGTCATCCCCCCAGGCCCACTCCAGGTTCTCGACGAACATCTCTACCGTCACCGGCGGGACCCCGGGCGGCCGCCGTACGGCCCGGGCGCGGGTGCCCAGCTCGAGGCCGAGGCAGACCGGCCAGAGGGCGGGGTTGGCGGACGGGTGCAGGACCAGGGAGCTGACGCGGGTGGCGGGGCGCCGGTAGCGGGAGATGAGGTAGCTGGCGGCGTCCTGGCACTCGTCGGCATTCGTCGAGTTGATGGTGCGGGTGATCGGCCGCTTGAAGAAGGCCTTCGTGCTGGGGGCATCGGTGTCGTAGAAGAGCTGCCCGGTGGACTCCTGGGTGACCTCTGCAGCATTGGCCAGGTGGGTCGGGTCGAAGTCGGTCTCGCAGCTCTCGTACGGCAGCTCCCCGAGATCCTCTCGCTCCCCGAACACGTACAGGGGGGCGAAAGCGTTGTAGCGGTCGCTGCGCGACTTGAAGGTGATGGTGCCGTCCCGGGCGATGTAGTGGGCTCCGCCCTCCGTTGCCACGACGGCCTCGAGGGCACTCACAGCGTCCTGGCCGTCCGTCGCGGCGGGGCCCATGGACGTGGTCAGGCCGGTCTGGAGACTGGTGGGTCCCGTGTATCCGGCGTAGCGGAGGATCCGCCGGTAGCGCGCGGTCGTCGACTCTCCGCTGGCTGCAGCCTTCCACGCGCTGTACATCCCGGTGATCTGCGCAGAGGAAATGGGAATGGTGGGGAACTCGACGATGAAACTGATGTCACCCTTATAGTTGTTTGCAGTTCCGTTTCCAACGGTGACGTCGACGAATCCGCCGACATTGTCGGAAATCAACCCCGTAGGCGTTCTATTAACTGCAATTCCGCCGAAGTAGGAAGCAGTGGCGCCGTCCAGAGAAGCGAACATCTGCTGGGTGTTCTGGTTGTAGCCGAACCACAGCAAATGCCAGTTTCCATCGACACAGTTGGCTGAGCCGCCGAACGGGACGACGTTCGAGGCACCGGATGGGCCTTGGATCCACAGTCTCGGCACACCGTTGGAGTCCAGGTAGAGGTAGATGTGCGCACCCGACGGGTTCCCGCCCGAGCGCTGGCCATCCATGCTGCTCCACAGGAAGGCACCGCTCGTAGGTGTGGGGCCGGTGTACCTGAACGCCATCAGCCGGGACCACTGGGACGGGTCTGCGGGACCCATAATTCCAGCGGACGACAATTTGACGAATGACGCGGGCGCAGTGAGAGCGACGCCCGGGCTGCCGTTGTTGAAATTTGCCACCGTCCCCGTACTGCCGGTGTAGATTCCATTCACGGTGTCAGTGGCCGTGATTTCCGCGCCCAGGGTGACGACGCCCGGCCCGTATTTGCCAGCGGCGATTGACGCTGCCGGGTAATTCCCAGTCCAGTCCGCCACGCTGGATGAGCCGCTCGGGTCGTCGAATTTGTAGACGAACCGCGGTGAGAGGGAATTGATTTCCTGCGTGAGCGGGTCCGCCAGCGTTTGCTGGCTGAGGAGCGCCAGCGAGTCGACTGCGGACGGAGAGACGCGCCCGTACGTGCCGTCCTGCCCCCACTGCGCCGGCCAACGCTCGGTCCACCCGGCGTAGACCGGGTACCAGATGCCGGGTACCTGCCAGGTGGTGGCCTGCGCGCCGGCCTCAAGCTGCCAGCCGTCGACCTGGACGGCGCAGGCAGCGGCAGCGGTCGCTGCGGTCGCCACGCCGGAGAAGAATCCGGCGGCGCCTGCGGGCGCGGTGGCGGTGACGACGAGCGTCGTCCACCCAGCGCTCGCCGAGCCCGCCAGGACCGCGGTGGTGCCGTAGCTGGTGGTGGACGGGGTGAGGCCGCCCGCCGTCGTGTACCAGCCCAGCGCCGCTGCGACGGAGAGGCTGCTGGACTGGGTGATGTTCCGGACGCGGAGGCTGACGGTGTACGTGCGGCCCGGTACGACAGGAGGCCGAGGGGCGTAGCAGATCCTCGACTGCGCGGGGGCCGAGGCGGGGACCGCGAACTGCATCACGGTGGATCCCTGCCAGGCGCTCGCGGTGGTGACGAAGGTGGCCGCGGTGTCCGTGCTGGAGAAGATGCCGGTGGCCGCTGTCACGATGACTCCCGAGAAGCCGCCGAGATCCCCGCCGGTCGCCATCACCTGATCGAGGAGATTCCGGCTGGGCGGCCACTGCGCCCGCCGCCGGTAGGGCTGGTAGGGGTTGATGGATCCGTACCAGGGCCCGGCCGTGTTGGTCGGCTCGAGGCGCCCGTCGTCGTTCGCCAGCTCGAGCTGCACCTCGGCCGCGCGCACCTGGTCGGTTTCGTACTGGCGGCCGCGGCCGACGGTGACGCCGTTCCGTACGCGCTCGGAGATGTCGACGTAGCGGTCGAGGGGGACGGTGCCTCCGTTGCTGTCCCACAGCGGCCCCCAGCCGTCCTCGATCCGGGGGAAGTTGAGGTTGATCTCGGCAGGGGCGGTGACGGTGGTGCCGACCTGATCCACGTAGGCGTACATGCCCGCGGCCTCGGTCCCGGAGTAGCCGCACAGCCACACAGCCTGCACCGCGCCCGCCGGCCAGGAGTGCGGGATGGTCGCGCCGGGCGTCCAGGACCAGCCGTCCGGCGACGTGTCGAAGAGGAAGTTGCCGGCCTGCTCCCGGATACGCCACCAGGCGTGCAGGAACGGGTTGTAGGTGCCGACGGACACGGTCGTGGTGACACCGGCGTTCAGGACGGCGGCCGACAGGCTCCCGCCGCTGTAGATGAGCGTGGCCCGGTTGCTCGCGTCGAGGCTGAGCCGCATCAGGAGCTGCGTGCCGCCGTTCCCGACCGGCGGCGGGACGACCCGGGCGTAGACCGCGCTGCTCGTAGCGTCCCAGGGACCCGCGGCACCGAGCTGCGGGTACGACGTCGTGCACGCGATCTGGACCCGGTCGAGGACCTGGTCCAGGCTCACGTCCGGGGCACTGGTCGAGGCGCTCCAGGTCGGTCCGAGGGCCGGTGCCCCGAAGAAGTCCTGAAGGGCAGCCAGTTTCGGCACCGCGGTCTCCTCTGCTCAGCGCTTGTAGGCGGGGTAGGTGCTGGAGTTGCGCATCCCCTTCTTGAGGAAGCCCTCCTCGACGACCTTCACCAGCTCCCGCTCCGTCATGACGTGCCCCCGCACTTCGACCTTCACGGTGCGCCGGTCGACGTAGGTGTACGAGCCGCTGCGCTGGGCGGGGATGCGGTAGCTGGACGCGTTCGCGGAGAACGCGGCCTGGCTGATGCTGCTCGCGCTGGTGACCTGGGTGGACAGCCGCTTGGCCGCGGTCACGGCGTGCCGTGCTGCGCCGGTGATACCGACGGCGAGCCCCTGGGGGATGTAGCCGCCGATGTCTGCGAACACCTGCGACGGCGACTTGATGCGCAGGGCGTGCCGGATCGCTGCGGCCATCTTCTTGGCGATCCGGACCATCTGCTTCTCGATGGCCTTCTCTTGCCGCTGGAGGCCCTTGACCAGGCCCTGCGCGGCTTTGATCCCGGCACCGTACATCGCGTCCGCGACGACCGCGCCGGTCTCCTTGGCCTTGGCCTTCATGCTGGTCTGGAGGGAGTTGACCTCCTTGACCTGTCCCTTCGAGGCAGCGGCCAGGGCGCGGGCGGTGTCGCCGCCGCCCTCTACCCCGGCCGACGCGATCTGGTCGATCAGGTCGGCGCGCAGGCCCTTCTTGCGGAGCATCGCGAGGTTGGCGGTGAACTCGGCAACCTTCCGCGCCTGCTCGCGCATGCTGGCGACGACGTCGAACGAGTTCACGCTGCGGCCCTCGTCGGGGGACGCGGTGACCACCGACATGCCCTGCATCACGCTCGAGGCGATCTCGTCGCGCTTCGACGTCCACGACTTCTGGAGGTCGGCCAGCTTCTTCTGGGCGTCCTTCAGCTTCTTGGCGGTCGCGTCGCGTTTCGCCGCGAGGGACCGCATCACCCGGTCCTCGCGCTTCACGTACCGCTCGACGCCGGCGAGCGCCTTCAGCTTCTGGGCGACCCACGCGTTGGTGCGCCGGCCTGCCCTGGTCCTGCTGCTGGTGCGCTGGTCGGTGAGGTGATTGCGGGTCTGCAGGATCAGGGTCTCGATCCGCTTGGTCGCGGTCTTGACCTTGGCGGTGCTGCCGGTGAGGCCTTCGACCAGGCCCTGGTTGATGTAGATGCCCAGCGAGCGGAAGACCTTCGACGGCGAGTGGATGCCGAGGGCGGACTTGAAGGCGTTCTTCGCGCTGTTGGCGATGCCGGACATCACCGAGCTGACGCCGATGGACTTCAGGCCGTTGATGAGGCCGCGGATCATGTCCCGGCCAGCGGAGGTGAGGAGGGAGCCGAGGGGGCCGAGGGCCTTGCGTGCCCGGCCGGGGAGCCCCCTCACCCAGGCGACCGCTTCGAGCGCCTTCTGGATCGTCGCGGCGCGGAACTTCAGCCACGCCTCGAGCGCGCGCACGCCGAGAGAGGTGGCGAGCGAGGACAGGGCGGCCTTCGCCCTGCCCGGCAGGCCTCCGATCCAGGTGATCAGGGCCCGGCCGGTGTTGACCGTGGCGCGGTAGGCGTTCGAGAACCCCCTGCTGATCATCTTCCAGTGGGTGACGATGTACGCGACCGCGATCCCGATGGGCCCCGTGAGCAGCGTCAGGAGCATCGGCCAGTGCGCCTTGACGAAGTCGACGACCCAGCCGATGGCGGTGGTGATCGCCTTGAAGGCCCCGTTGCAGAAGTTCCGGAACCAGCCGATCTTGTTGTACGCCAGGATCAGCGCCCCGACGAGCGCAGCGATCGCGAGGACGACGAGCATGATCGGGTTCGCGGACATCGCCGCGTTGAGGACCCACTGCACGGCAGCAGCAGTCCGCGTCGCGATCGTCGACGCGACGAGCCGCGCTTTCTGCACCGTCCAGGCGATCGCGGATCGGGCCGCGGCGAGCGTCGCCTGGCCGACGGACCGCGCCAGCGTGAGCGCGGCGGTGCCCGCCGTCCGCATCGCTGCACCGGCGCCGCGGACCGCGCCGACCAGACCGGCCCAGGCAGCACGGCCCGCACTGGCGGCGGCGCGGCCCGCACTGCGGCTGAGCGTCACCGCGGCGCTGCCAGCGGCGCGCATCGCGCGCCCGGCGCCCTGGGCCCCGGCGACTACGCCCGACCACGCCGCCCGGCCGCCGCGGCCGATCGCCAGGCCCGCGGTGCGCCCGAACGATACTGCTGCGCTCCCGGCGCTCTTGATGCCGCGTCCGGCGGCCTTCGCCCCGCTGATGCCGCTGTTCCACGCTCTGCGCAGCGCGCCGCCGAAGCTGCCCGCCCGGCCGGAGAAAACGGATCCTGCGACCTGGGCGGAGCGGAAGCCCTGGACGATCCGTCCGCCCGCCTTCACGCCGGCCACGCCGAGCTTGGCGAGCGAGCCGATCGGCTTGACCACCGACATGGTCAGCTTGGCGGCGTACGCGACGACGGCCAGGGCGAGGACGCCGCCGATCACGGAGGCGAGCGCGACGGCTACCTTCTGGTGGCGTGCGAACCAGTCGGCGGCGGCGGTGACGACCGGGATGAGCTTGGTGCCGATCTCGATCGCCAGGACCGAGACGGTCTGCTTGGCCTTCGCGAGGCGGACGTTGAAGAGCTTCTGGGTCGCGTCCCAGCCCTCGACGTCCTTCGTCGCGTGATTGTAGGACTCGCGGACTTTGTGGACGCGCTCGTTATAGCCGTCGGTGTTCTCCCCGGTGAGCTGCAGCGCCGTATTGAGGCCGATCGCGCCGCCGAGCATTTTGCGCATGGCCTCGGTATAGGTCTGCGCCGCCGGGCCGCCCTTTTTCAGCTCGTCAGCGAAGCCGTGCGAGTTTTTGAAGAGCGTCTTGAACTGCGCGCCTAGCACCTGCTGACTGGCAGGCATTTTGCCGATGGCCTTGGAGAACTGGTTCCCGGTGAGCGTCCCTTTCTCCAGGCCGTGGGCAAGCTCCTGGAGTTTGGGCGGCATCAGCGAAATCATTTTGCGCATGTTCTGCGCAGCGAATTTCGTGTTGTTGAAGCTGGACAGCAGGACCGTGCCCGACTTGCCCATCTTCCCGAGGACGGTCTTCGACAGCAGGTCGAACGTCCCTGCGAGACCCCGGCCACCGTGGTCGACGTCCTTCATCTTCGTCGCGACGTCCGTCGACGACAGCCCCAGCCTGGCCATCTCCTTCACGGCCACCTGGTTGGGAGATGCCAGCGAGCGGATTGTGGAGGCCAGCTCCTGCGTGCCCTCGCGCGCGCTGGTGCCGTGCTGCGTCAGGGTCGCGAGAGCGCCTGAGACCTCGGAGAACGAGATCTTGTTGGCCGAGGCGATCGGAAGGACTGTTGACAGGGAGGAAGCGAATTCCTCCATTGTCATCTTGCCTTCACCGGCGGCCGTCTTCATGGCGTTCATCACCTGAACGCTCTTGTCGGCCTTCAGGTGATAAGAAGCCATGACCGAAGTCATTGCGTTGGTGACAGATTCGAGCGACGCGTTCTCTTCGCGCGCGCCCTGGGCTGCCGCCTTCAGTACTTTTAGACCGTTGGAGCCGCGAATACCGGCCTTTTCGATCTGGTACATGCCCTCAGTGAGGTTATGCCAGTCGGTGCCCGTATCTTTCGCGACGTCAAGAATGCCCTTTCGAACGGTTTTCAGGTTGGAAAGGGTTTCTCCGGCGGCGGTGTGCAGCACCATCGTGCCGGCCTCGAAATCGCCGGCCATCTTCATGGAGGCGACCGCCGCACCGGCACCGACCAGACTGACCGAGCGGCCCATCCGGGCCATGCCCGCCGCCACGGTCCCACTGGCCTGCCGCATCCCTGCGGCCGTGCCGTTTACCTGCGCGCGGGCCTCCCGCATCGTGGCGCGGAGCTGGGTGATGTCACCCATGAACCGCGCGACAACGGGAGGCAGCAGTCCCCCGCCACCGCCACCGCCGCTCATCCGAAACCGCCCTCCGGGCACAGCGAGCGGCCCCGTCCGCCGTGCACCCGGGACGGGCACAGCGCAGGGGCCGCTCAGTCAGTGGTGGGCGGCGAGGGCGGTTCGCCAGGCGCGGTGGTACACGGCGCCGATCTGGCCGGTCGTCACGAGGCGCTCGTACGCGGGCTGCACGTACGGGCGCGGCGGTAGTTCGGCGCCGCGGCCGACGGGACCGCCGAGCTCCTGCACGCGGCCGTAGACGGCGGTCGGGCCGACCTGGGCGACCCAGCGGCCGAAGCCGGCCGGGACGGGGCCGACGACCTTGATGGACCTGCGCAGGGTGCCGGTGACGAGCGAGGGCGGGTCACCCGGCGCGGACGGCGTCGGGGTCCCCTTGGGGTGGCTGCTCGTGGTGAGCATCTGCTTGATCGCGGCCTCGGCCAGGTGCGCGGCGTGCGCGGTCGCGACGCGGGTCGCGCGCTGGAGATCCCGCTCGAGGCCCTGCATCGCGGCGTTGAACTGGGCGAGGCCGGTGATGTGCACGGATCCGGCCACCAGCGTTCACCCCCTCTCGGCGTCGCGCTGTGCCTTCTCCTGGGCGTCCGCGCGGATCTCGTCGACGAGTTCGGCGAGGTCGGGGAGGCTGTGGAACACCTCGAGAGGCAGGGCGTCGACCTGGTCGGGGGTCCAGTGGTAGCGCTCGGCGTACCAGAGGTAGTCGAGCGACCGGTCCCAGCGGGTCTCCGGGTACCGGGTGCTCGAGCGGGCGTTGGCGGGGTCCTCCAGCCGTGCTTTCAGCCGGCGGAGGGTTCGGTAGGGGACTCCGGGTCAGCCACCTGCTCCGGCGTCGCCTCCGCCTGCTCCGGGAAGATCAGCTTGTGCGCGGCCTTGATCTCCGGGAGCTTCTCGACGGCGGCGCTGTCCGCCAGGGACAGAAGCCCCAGGGAGTCCGCGGTGGCCGGCATCGGGAGCTCGAAAGACCAGGCGGCGATCATCATGCAGATGACGCCGTCCGCCATCTCGACCTCGGTCGCGAGGGTCAGCTCGGACTCTTCCGCGAGTCCGACCAGCTTCAGCGCCCGCTTCTTGTCGGCGCGGCGCAGATCGGCGGGGTCGCGGAGTTCGACCCAGTTCCCGGAGGGCAGGGCGTGACGCATCGGTACTCCTTGAGGTGAGGGTGTGAGGGTGGGGTGGGCCCGGTCGGTCAGTAGGTGCCGGGGGCCACGTTGCAGGTGACGGAGATCTTGCAGGGGCTGTAGGAGCCGCTGCCGCCCGCGTTCGTCGTGTTCAGCACCGCCTTGAAGCTGTTGCTGTACTCGACGGCGGTCTTCGACCCGTCCGGCTCGGCCTCGACGAAAGCGACCTTCGCGAAGTCGAAGACGATGGCGCCCGCGTTGAGGCCGGCCAGGCCGTTGTTGATGGCCAGTTGGAGCTGGGGCTGCGAGTTGTTCAGCATGTACAGCAGCGGGCTCTCGTCGGCGGCCACGAAGTTGAGCTTGCCCTCGACGGTCAGGCCGGCGCGCTGGATCACGTACGGGACCTGCGAGCCGTTCCCCGTGAAGTACGGGTTGATCTCCCTCTTCAGGGAGATCTCGCCGTCGGTGACCGTGGAGATGAGCGTGCCGCCGGTGGCCGGGCCGCCGATCCCGACGGACATCCGCCACGAGGCGATCGGTGCGACCGTGCCGGGGTTCGAGGTCGGCGCGGAGCCGAGGACCACGGACGGCCACGAGGTGGCCTTCCCGTCCCACGTGAACAGCTCGCTCTCCGAGTTCCACTTGAAGCCCATCTCGGAGAACACCGCGCCGGGGTACTGGCGGGCGCCGCTTGTCGCGGTTGGGCCGAGCATGTGGGTCAGGGTGTGCGTGATCGGCTGCCCCGTGCCGGAGTTGAGGAGCGCCCACGCGTAGGTGTACGGGCCGGTGACGGGCTGCACTGCCTGGCTTGAGGCATGCGGGTAGACGAGACCGCCCGTGGGCGTGGTGAGCGGGATCGTGTACGGGCCGGACCCTGACGGGGTGCCGGTGGTGAAAACTTCCGCCGTGGCACCGGACCCGATCTGCACGACCGTCCCGGACGGGATCGTCGCCGTGGTGGAGATCGACGCGGCGCCCGCGACGGCGGACGCCGCCAGGGTGGTGGCGCCGGAGCCGGTGGACGTGCCCGTCGTGGACAGGTCGCCCATCAGGTTGCGCAGGAAGTAGCTGATCCCGTCCAGGAAGACCGGGCCGCCGAGGTCGAGGTCGGCGGTCGCCACGCCGGGGATCTGCGCGAAGGAGTCGGTGCCCATCGCGCCCCTCCACGCCTTGTCCTCGAGGAACTTCGGCTGGTCCTTGGGCTTGAAGTTGTCGACGAGGACCGTGGAGGTCATGGGCACCGGCGTGCCGGCCGTCGTCTCGTTGGCGATGCCGACGAACTGCTTCGCGGGTGCGTACGTGGTGGGCATCGGCTACTCCTTGCTGCTCAGGAGGCCGCCGGCGTTGTCCGCGGCCTGGTTGGGCTTCTTGCGGGTCTTCGCCCACCGGCCGTCTGCAGGCGGCCCGTCGGGCCAGTCGAAGACCGTGGCGGCCTGCTCGGGGATCTCCGGGCTGGTGTCGGTGGCGGGTACGAGCGGCTGGTGGGCGTAGCAGGTGAGGGGGACGTGCGGGTACACGCAGCCGATGCCGTGCACGTACTCGTAGACGCCCGGCGTCAGCTCGGGGCCCTCGTCCTGCCCGGCGCCCTGGCCGTCCGTCTCGGTCCCGGGCGCAGATTTGCTCTCCTCGGTAGCCGGCTCGTCGGGGGCTTCGTCGGTGGACGTGCGCGTGCTGGTCTTGGCCATGCGGGCCTCCTGGTCGTGGAAAAGGTGGGCCCGCGCGGGGGCCTGGGTCAGGCTTCGATGTACTCGACGGCCGCGAAGCGCACCTCGAAGTAGCCCTTGGTGAGTCCGGCCTTGGTGGCGGGTTGCGAGTACTCGACGTCGATGCCGTCACCGCCGGCCTCGGTGACGTGCTCACCGGCCTGGAAGACACAGCCGCCGAGGGTGCGGTCCCGCCGCATGTAGGCCACGAGCGCGTCCCGCAGCGCGTACGCGTCGTCTTGGGCTTCCTCCGCGTACGGGGTGTTGCTGCGCAGGAACGCGTGCAGGAGCACGTCGTAGACGATCAGCTTCATCCCGCTGTGTTCGCCGCCGAGTGCGACCCGGCGCTCGTGCTGGCGCGGGATGGTGACGAGGAGGACGCAGCCGGTGCGGGCGCCTGCCGGGAGCCCGTTGACGTAGTCGGCGATCTTGTCGTCCGTGGGGATGCCGCGCCGCACGACGCCGATGCCGGGGACGGGCGAGCTTCGGTAGGTGCGGGTGACCGGGTCGTACTCTCCGCCGAAGTAGCTGGCGATGCCGTCGAGAACGCTGGTGATCGACATCGTTCACCTGACCCGGGCGTAGTTGGCCAGGGTCCGGCGGGCCTCCTTGAGCAGGCCCATGCCGGTGGGGCGCGAGTCCTCCGTGCGGGTCGACGAGCTGGCGTTGTCCGGGTACTCGTCCTCGTCTTTGGTGCCCGGGCGCATCAACTGGCTCATCGTGTGCAGGACGACCGCCCGGCGCAGGTCCGCCGGCACGCCGGAGAAGTCGTGGTCTTCGGCGTGCGCGTTCCGAAGGGGCTGAAGGAGCGACACGACGGTGGTGTCGGGCAGGGTGCTGGGGGCGGGCGGGATCCAGGCCGGGTCGACGGTGACGGTCTCCTCGAGACCCGGGTCCCAGATCCGGTAGCGGCCGCCGGGCATGATCCCGGTCGGGTCGGCGACGGACAGGGTCGTGTCCCCCGCCTCCGCGCTGTCGGCGAGGACCGTGGCGGTGTGCCCGGCGACGTAGACGGCCTGGGTGAAGAGGTCGCCGCCCACGCCCGGGCTGCCGAACTGGAGGCTGCCGGACCAGGCCACGGTGCCGGCTGTGGCGAGCGAGACGACGATGTTCGTGTCCTGCTCCACCCACACGGTCGGGGTGGTGAGGACGGTCAGGGCGGTCGGCGCGTACCCGTAGCCGAAGCTGACGACCTGGAGGACGGGCCCGTGGTCGGCATGCAGCTTGAGGAGTTGGTCGGAGCCGACGAAGATCCGCTCGGTCTGCGTGTGCAGGTGGGCGCCGAGGGGCTGGTCGAGTTCGCTGTCGGCCCAGTCGGATGCGGCGAGGAGCAGGTTGGTGAGCTCGGCGGTCTGCGCGTCCGGATTGGTGCTGTCGACGTTGAGGCCCTGGGTGTCCAGGTAGGTCGGGTGGGCGCGGAATGCGGCGGCGGACACGTAGGGGACGGCGGGCACGTCACCTCCAGGGGGGCGGGGGCGGGCGGTCAGTCGGTTGCCGGTCCAGCGGCAGTCCGGGTCCAGGAGCCGTGCTCACAGCCGACTGCGGTGGTTCCGGGCCCGGTCGGCCAGCCGCCGGGGAAGCAGGTCGTGCACGGGGCGGGGGCGTCGGCCGCCCTCGGGGTGCTGCTGCTCTCGTCCCGGGGGTCTCCGACGGCAGGGACGTCGCTGTCGCCCGGCCCCGGCAGGGTGTCGGCGCCCGCCACCGGGCCGTCGCCGCTGTCCGGGGTTACGCCGGTGCTGGGGGCGCCGTCGTCCGGCGCGGACTCCTGGCTGCTGGTGGTGTCGGCTGCCGGGCCCTGGGTGTCGTCCGGGTTCGCGGTGCTGGTCTTCGGCGTCGTGGTCTTACGCGCAGCCATGATTGCCCTTTCAGTTCTGGTCAGTTGTCGCGGCGGCAGGTGCCGCCGCAGCGGGAGCAGGTCGTGAAGAAGGCGCCGAACCCACAGTCGGAGCAGCGGTATCCGCCACGGGTGTGACCCCCGAGAGCGGAAGGGAACGCGCCGTACTCGCGCAGGGCGCGTTCGTGCTGGGGGTTGTCGACGGTGACGGTGCCGTCGCGGCCGGCGGTGTAGGAGGTGACGGTGCCGGTCTGAGCGCCCTGGATGTCGATGCCGCGGACGGCGCCGTCGGGCAGGCAGAGCTTGGGGGCCATGAGGAACTCCGGGTGAGGGTGGGGAGCAGCGCCGGGGCCGCTCAGCGGCCGTAGGGCCCCGGCGCACGCGGGGCTGGTCAGGCCCGCTTGATGCCGGTGATCGCGCCGTTCCAGGCGGGGGCGTAGCAGACGAGGGTGCCCATCCAGTACGAGCTGGACTCGAAGGCGAACTGGGTGACGGGCCAGTCGACGCCCATCATGTCCTGGACGTTGTAGACCGCCCAGACGTCGCTGACCTCGGAGTCCGGGAGCGGGAGGGTGTCGGAGATGATCGGGGCGTTGCCCTGCGGGAGCCAGGGGTGGACTTCGACGTTGACGCCCTTGCCGGTGACCTCGTTGATGATCGTGTTGACGACGTCGCCGAGGGTGACCCCGGTGAGCTGGTCCTGGGTGATCGTCATCCGGTAGTTGCTGGACGTCGACGTCTTCAGCGAGTCGCTGAGCTGCTTGCGGTCGGAGCCGTTGAGCAGCGTGCGGTCGGGGTCGGCCTTCACGTTGTCGTACAGGGCCGCGAAGGCGTCCTGCCACTCCGAGCCCGGGTTCGATGTCGACAGGGCCGCGTTCAGACGCTTGACGTAGCCGGAGTCCGCGCCGGTGCAGATCGGCAGGATGCCGTCGTAGCCCGCGGTGTACGCCGTGGTGTCCCCGGTGACTGCCGAGGCCGCCGTGCCGGACGTCGGGAGTGCCCCCTGGAGGGTGAAGGTGTTCGTCCCCGTCCGGCCGGCGTACCAGCGGGCGGAGTCGCCGGGGTCCGAGGAGCCGGTGGACACGTACACCCGCATGCCGGTGGCGCCGGCGGGGAGGGTGACGGTGACGTCGACGACCTGGCTCGAGGGGGCGACGGTCGCCGCGCTGGAGAGCACGGACTGTCCGAAGTCGCCGGCGTCGGCGGTGACCTTGACGTAGATGTTCGTGCTGACGCCGGACAGCGCGGTCTCGCCGGTCGCCGCCGAGCGGGCGGTCAGGGTCACGTTCGAGGGCGCGGCCAGGGCCCCGAGGAAGCCTCGCCCGCTGGTGCCGCGGCCCAGGAGCAGCATCCGCTCCTCCAGCAGCATGCTCGAGTAGAGCAGGCTGGTGCGGGAGAGCTGCCGGATGTCCTGGTAGCCCTGGCCTGCGTACTGCGCGGACCAGGTGACCGCGTCCGACACGGAGAACTGGCTGTAGGGGACGGTCTTGTCGTAGCCCGCGTACGTGATCTTCGGGCCGCGCGCGTAGTACAGCGAGTTCGCCGCCCCGGACGGGGCGAAGTTCGTCTGCGTCGTGTCCTGGATACCGGGGTGGATGTTGGCGACGCCGCCGGTCGCCGTACCCGTGAACCCGGAGATGACCTTGAACTGGTGGGCCAGGCCGATGCCCTTGCGGCGCGGCAGCCGGTTGCGGATCGGGGTCGGCCGCGGTGTGAGCATCTTCGCCGGGGCCTCGAGGTCGTACGCGACCAGGCCGCTGGAGAGCGGGGACGTGGTGGTGATGTCCTTCATCAGGTCCGGCTGGTCCGCCTTCAGGGCGTCCAGGGCGGACGTGACGGACGCCAGGGCGTCCGGGGAGAGAGCCTTGGCCATCTCCGGCGAGATGGCCTTCGACAGGGCGTCGAAGGCCGTCGCCGGGCCGCTGGTGTCGAAGGAGATGCCGCGGCCTTCACCGAACGACTGGGCGATGACTGCCTGGTCCACCACGCGGGTGGGCGCCTGGTCGAGAGCCGACATCAGCTCGTCGAACCGGCGGGAAACTTCGGCCTTGGTCAGTGCCGGCGCCTCCGGGGAGTCCCCGAACAGCACCTGCGCCTTGGGCAGAGCCATAGCCCTGCTCCTTCCATGGGAAAGGCCCCACGCTGGGGGCCGGTTGAACGTGAGGGGGGTGCCGCAGGGGTCAGGCGTCGGCCTTGACGAGCAGCTCGCGGCGGCGCTCGAGGTAGCCCTCGCGCAGATCGCGGTCCTGGCACGCGTCTGCCTTGGCGAGGAGCGCGGCGGCGTCGGCGCGCATCTGGTCGGAGTCCGACTTGCGGGCCGCGGACGTCTCGGCCGCGGTCCGGGTCAGGGCCGGACCGCCGGGGACCGGCTGCGCCTGGAGCGCCTCGATCGTCTGCGTCGCCTTCGTCAGCTCGCCCGTGAGCGCCTGGATGCGCTCCTCCTGGGCGGTGCCGGCCTCTGCGAGCGCGGACGTCACGAGCTCGGCCACGTCGGCCTTCGTGAGGGGTGCCTCTGCCGTCGCAGACGCGGTCTTCTCCGGGGAGGCGCCGGCCTCGGGGGCCTCTTCCTTCTTCCCGGTGTCGGGCGCGTCGGCCTTGGCGGTGTCGGCCAGGGCCATCTGGTCGGCAGCGTCCTGCTCCCGCTTGAACCACTTCAGGGAGCGGACGGCATCGAGGAGGAGGCCGATGCTGATGGCCTTGCGGAGGTCGCCACCGGCGAGGCACTCGGCCTCGGCGATGATCAGCTTGGCGATGCAGGCGACGGCGGCGTCCGCCCCGTTGATCTCCGCCTCGCCCTCCTCCTCACCGTCATCGCCGTCGGCCTTGGTGAGCGCCGGCACCAGCGCGCGAAGGTCCCGGAGGATGCTCTCCGCCTGCTCCACGACCGCCGGCTGCTCACCGGCAGCACCGGTCTCCGAGGTGTCGGCCTTCTCGCTCTCCTTGAGCGAGCCGTTGCCGTTCCAGTTCTCGGGCACCATGCCCTCCAATCCGAGGGCTCGCGCCCGCTTGATGATGTGCTTACGGATGGCGTCGTGGTCCGAGCCGCTCCGGCCGACCGCCTTGATCGCCTTGCGCAGCTCAGCCTTGCTGCGGATCGGGTACGAGCCGTCATCCATCGCCGCACCCGTCTGCGCCGCCCGGCGACGGGCGGCCGCGGAGAGGTCGGCCTTCCCCAGCTCGGACAGCCGCCGCTCGACCCGGGCGTCGACCAAGCCCTGCACCATCTCCTCGGTCACCGGCTGGCCCGCGACCTTGAGGAGGAAGGACGGCGCAGCGATCGCCACACCGGCCTCGTCGGCCTTGACGGTCTCGGTGGTCACCGAAGCACCGGCGGCGGCGAGGCTGTTGAGCGCGGCCTGCACCGGGGCGGGGAGCTGCGCGTACAGCTCGTCGGCGATCCCGAACGAGGCGGCGTCCGACTTCTCGACGACCGTCCCCTCCACGGCCTCCAGCTCGCCGGCGCCGTCCGCCTTCGCGATCTCGAAGAGCGTGGTCGGGTTGCAGGGCCGGTCGACGATCGAGACCTCGACGATGTCCCCGCCCACGACCTCGCCGCCCGGGGCGTCCGCCTTGCCCAGGCGGACCTTCGGCCCCTTGATCCCGACCGAGTAGCCCTTGAGGACCTTGTGCTTGACCTTCAGACAGGCAACGGGGTCGACGATGTGCGAGGCGAGCATGTGCCCGCTGTCACCGTCCCCTTTCACGAGGCCCACTCCCACCCCGACGGCCCGCTTCGCGTCGTGCTGTTCGCGCACGTTCGCGCCCTCGGCGAACCACGCGGGCATGGCGGTGTCCAGCCACGCCGAGTTGAGGCGCTGCCGGTCCCGGTCCAGGTGGGAGGACGCGGCGGGCCCGTAGACCATGTACGTGCCGTCGTCCTGCTCCTCGGCCTTGGTGATCGGCGTCCACGCGTACGCAATGTCGTCCACCTGCTGCTCCTTTCAGTACCGCAGCGGACCGCGGAGGTTGGTCAGCCGAGGCCCTCCGGCATGAGGACGCAGCGGCAGGAGGGATGCCCCGGCGGGATGCCGTGCCCGCTGGGGAACTGCTGGCTGAGCGGGATCGCGCCCGCCGCCTCGTTGTTCATGCACACCGGGCAGACCCGCTCGTCGACCGCGGTGAACCACGACTTCTGCCGGACCCCGTTGGCCCGGTAGGTGTTGAGGCTCGCAGCGGACACGGCGCGCGCGATCTCGGTGACGGCGACGCGCTCGGCCCAGGCCGGGTCACGCAGCAGGTGCTGGATGGCCAGGGCCGTCGTGTCCGCGGAGTCGCCGCGGGCGAGGGCGTCGGAGAGCACCTTGGCGAGCCGGTTCATGCGGTTCGCGGCGACGCCCCGGATGACGATGCCGGACTCGTCCAGGAGCGCCTGCAGCCCGTTGAGGGGCCCGCCGGGGCGCAGGAGGCGGGCGGCGTCCGGGTCGCCGGGACTCCACTTCGACCAGTCGACGGTGCTGTGTCCGGCGAGGACGGCGAGGGCGGAGCGCTCGCCGATGACGTAGCCGTCGGTCTGGATCTCCCGGACGATCAGCAGGGCCCGGATCAGGCTGATGTTCTGTGCGGCCAGCCAGCCGACCGCGTCGTGCCAGGGCGTTCCCGGCATGCCCGCGCCGCCGCCTGCGGGCTGTACTCCGCCGAGGTCGGGCTCATCGGCCTTGGCGGTGATGCCGCGCTGGGCGATCCACCGCTCGGCGAGCGCCCGGGCGTCGAGGGCGCCGCCCATGGCCTTGATGATGCGCGGCTTCCAGTAGGCAGCGGCGCGCCGGTCCGCCGACCAGCCAGGCCAGTCCCGGACACGGTCAGTATCCGGGGAAGACGGTGCTTTTGGGACGGCACCACCACCGTCCACGGGCTCGGGCTCGGGCTCGGCGAAGAGGACGATCTCGCCGTTCACGTCGGGGGCGTCCGCCTTCGTGACCACGGTGAAGCGGAACGGCCGGCTCGGCGCGGGGTTGCGGCGGGCCCACCGGCGGAACGCCGCGAGCTCGACCTTGACGGCCTGCGCCCGCTCCGGGTCGGCAGCGCCCTCCTCGTCGATGTCGGCGTCGTCTTCGTCCGGCTCGTCGGCCTCCGGGGCTTCGTCGGTGCCCTTGGCCGGCCCGATGACTGCGCCCGGTGCCGCCTGGTCGGCCGCGCCCTCGAGGAAAACGACTCCGCGGGTGGTGACGAGGACCGGCTTGTCGGCCTCCGGGAAGTCGTACCGGGGCTTCCCCGCACGGTCGCGGGCCTCGTTCAGGGTGAGGCGGCCGGACTTGTAGCGGGCGTCGTCGACGGCGTCGGCGGCGGCCTCGTCCTCCTCCTCCAGGCCGAGGAACGCAAACTCGAGGTCGCGGTGCATCCGGAGGTGGAGGCGCAGGATGTCGGTGACGGTGTCCTGGAGCCAGCGGACGGTCGGCAGGGTGCCCTTGCGGCGCTGTACGGACGCCTGCCCTTCGTGCCAGCCCGTGCTGCCGAGGCCGCCCTGCTCCGTGAAGCCGAGCTCGGCGATGGTGGTGTCGAAGTGGGCCACCATCAGCTTGATCAGGAACAGGTCGTACTCCGGCCGGTACCGCTCGGCGGCATCCGACTGCTGCCCCAGCTCCATGCCGGGCGGGAGGATCCGCAACCGGTGGCGCGCCCCGGTCGGCCCGTACGCGTCGTTGAGGAACGTCTCGTATTCCTTGAGCTGCGCCGGACTCCACCCCGAGGCGCCTGAGTTGGTGACGAGCGCGGACGGGACGGTGCCGTCGGTGTACTCGGCCTTGATCCAGGAGCGGCGGCGCAGCCACACGTCCAGATCCTCGAGGCACTGCTCGACCGCGCTGTACCCGTACGGGGTGTGGGCGCGGACGTTGCGGCGCCGGTAGACGAGGTGGTCGGAGCGGTAGCCGTTGAGGACGGCCCCGTCGGCGTCGGTGTCGGCGATGAACTCGCCGCGGGGAAAGCCCCACAGGAGCTGCTGGTAGGCGGGGTTCGGGGGCTGGGGACGTCCGCCGCGGTGGTCGCGCAGCGGCTTGATCGTGGAGCCGTCCAGCACCTCGAAGGCGTAGAGGTCGCCGCCGAAGGTGCGCCGCGGGTAGATCGCGATGGCGTCGAGGACGAAGTGCTCCTCGAGGAGCTTGGTGAGCCAGTCGGTGGTGGTCTCGCCCTGGCCCCGGTCGGGGCGCTCGAGGAAGTCCATGACCCGGGTGATCTCGGCGGAGTGCTGCTGGCGCAGGGCCTTGGCGACTTCGTGGTCCGGCTGCTCCGAGCCTTCCTGGGCGCGTTCGATGGCCTGCTCGGTGAGGCGCACCGTCCAGCCCAGGCTCGCGACTTCGTTCTTGCGGATCTCGATGCAGCGGCGCGGCAGCCCGCCGGCGTCCGCAGCGTCTCGCAGCACCTTCCACGGCACCAGCCGGTCCGACATGCCCGGCAGGTTGGAGCTGACGGGGTACTCGTTGAGGCGGGGCTCAGGACGGCCGCTGTCCGGGCGCGGCGGGTCAATCGCGGCCGGGTACAGCGGCACCCCGGGCCCGAACGCGACCGGCGGGTCGGTGCGCGGGAGCGGCGGGAAGACGCCGGTGGTCTGGCCGCCGAGCCGGTTGGCGGCCATGAGCGCGGCGACCTGCTCGGTGGAGAACGTCACCGCCGAGCTGCTGGCGGCCTTGTTGAGGTGTGCCGGCTGCCGGGAGCGTCCGCGCTGCTTCTTACCCACGAGCACCCCCTTCTGCGGTTGTCGGGACGGGGGTTACAGGCCGGCCGCGGTGTAGAGGCCGGTCGGGCACAAGGCTTCGTGCGTGATGCGCTCGAGGTCGGCCGCCGCGTGGGCGGCGGGTCCCTGGGCGAGCCACCGGCGTGTGCACAGCAGGTGGCCGGGGTGGGCGCGGCAGAGCAGGACCCGGATGAGGGCGTGGGCCCGGTGGCAGGGGCAGCGGGGTGCGAGGCCGGGCGGCGGGGGCCGCCAGGCGGGACGGACGCGCATCGGGGTTCCTCCGGGTCAGGCGGTGGCGTACTCGCGCAGCCACGCCATCTGCTGGTCGATGCCGCCGGGCGGCGTGTAGAAGGCCAAGTTCAGGGCGTCGGCGTCGTCCGGAGACCGGCCGAGCCTCTTCTTCGTGTCCTCCTTGGGCTCGACGACCGTGCGGCCGGCGCTGTCGAGCGTGTACTTCGGGGCGGTGAGCTGCGTGACGAGCTGCTCGCGGTCGCTCTCCTCGAGCTCGGAGAGGTCCCAGGACCGGTCCTCGGAGAGCTGCCGGGCGACGCGCCACCAGATCTCCGACCGCAGCCTCGGGAACCGGTCCGGCTCCTCCGACTTCACCGAGACGTTGACGGGGACGATGACGGCCTGGTGCTCGCCCTTGAGTGCCTTCTCCTGGAGGTTGCCGGCGATGCCCCACCCGATCCCGATGGAGTCGATCTTCACGGCGGTCGGCTTGACCTCCTGGATGATCGCCAGGATCCGCGCGGTCGCCTTGACCGGATCCTTCTCCCTAAACCCCCACCGGCGCCCGACCACCATGCCGCGCCGCTCGCGGACCACGGTCTCGTCACCGCCGGCACCCATGTCGATGCCGAGTTCGTGCGGGAGCTGCTGGTCGGCCGGGCGCTTCTCCTCGCGCTCGGCGTGGCAGGCGCGCAGGGCCGAGAGGCGCACGACGCCGTCCTCGGCCTCGTTCGGGAACTCGCCCAAGACCTTGCTGATGTAGGTCGGGGAGGACTCGCCGAACTCGTCGCGCATGTCGTCGACGTACTCCTGGCTGACCAGGCTCGGCCGCAGCTCGTCCGGCACCGGCTCCCCGGTGAAGTTCGGGGTGTCGAACGTGCTGATGTGGATGGTGTGCCAGCGGGAGCCCGGCTGGCACACCCGCGCGAAGTGGGAGCCGGGGTCGTCCGGGTTCCCGATCGCGAGGATCCGGCAGTGCTCGCCCGTCGCGATCGACATAGCGGCGGTCCAGAACTGCTTGTTGATGCCGCACGCCTCGTCCAGGATCACCAGGACGTACTTGGCGTGGATGCCCTGGAAGGCGTGCGGGTTGTAGTCGGACGGCTTCCGGCCGAACGCGATCAGTTGCTTGTTGAGCTTCCAGTCGGTCTCGTTGACCCGGCCGATGAACTCCGTGCCGCGCGCTTCGGCCTTCACCCAGGCGGAGTTGATCTCGGACCAGAGGATCGCCTTGACCTGGTCGCCCGTCGGCGCCGTGGTGACGACCCGGGCCTCGCCGGGCGGGTGCGTGTCGAGCCACCAGCACGTCAACCGGGAAGCACTGAAGCTCTTGCCGCTGCCGTGGCAGGAGTGCACGGCGGTGAACCGGTTCGTTCTCACGGACTCGGCGATCTCGAGCTGTTTCGACCACAGGTGCTCGCCCAGCTTGTCCTTCGCCCACAGGCCCGGCTGCGTGACGTAGGACTGGGCCTGCTGCTCCCGCTCGATTCCCTCATCCAGCCAGTCCGCGGCGAGAGCGAGAGCATCCATCGCGGGCCCCCTGCCCTAGACCGCCCGCAGGTGACGGGCGGCAACCGCCTTGGCCGCCGACGCCTCCGGGCCGGTGACGCCGGCGTGCGCGAGCGCGGCCTCGATCGCGCCGATCACGACGGTCGCCTGCTGCTCGCTGATCGCCGCCAGCCGCTCGTCGATCCGCAGCCGCCCGATCGTGCCCAGCACGTTCACGCACCGGTCCAGCGCCCGCTCGTACAGGGCGACCTCCGAGCGGAGCTGTTCAGCACGCTTGTCGTCGGTGTACCGGATCTGCTGGAGCTCGTTGACGCGGTCGGCGAGGGCGTCCTTCCACGCGATGACCTGCCCGGCGAGCTGGGAGAGCGCGGTGAGCGGGTTCTCCACGGCCGGGACGTCCAGGCGGGCCAGCGCGCGGCGGGTATCCGCCTCCAGACGCTCCTCGGCAACACGGCGCTCCCCGGCCGCGCGGTTCTGGCGGGCGGCGCCGCCGTGGACCCGGCAGACCGTCTGCCCTTTGAGCGCCCAGGCCTGGCAGCGCTCGCCTTTCTCGCCGTTCTTGCCCTTCTTGTGGGCGGTGCAGCGCCTCTTCTCCGTCGGGGCGCGGAGGTTGCCGGTGAGGTTGGCCATCACTGGCCTGCCGGCATCCAGTGGTCCGGCAGCTCCACCAGCGGCGCCACTTCCAGGGGGGACGTGGGCAGTTGCTTCGGGGTGCAGTCGCAGTCCGGCAGGTCCGCTTCGTTCGGTGCGGTGCAGCCGCTCTGGTGGATGCGCGCGGCGGCCTCGAGGCTGATGGCGTGCTGGGCACAGGCGTATACGGCAACGAGGACGTCGTCGGCGGTCGGCAGCGGTCCGAAGTCGGGGGCAGGCTGCGAGAGCTTGACGGCCTCCGCGCGGCGCTTCTCTTCGAGGCCGCGGACGTCGGCCAGCTCGCTGTCGGTGGGGCGGCGCTGCCAGGAGACGACCGCTCGACGGCGGCAGGTGCCGCAGCCGTGGCCAGAAGTCCCCGGTTCCTGCAGCGAATCCGGGGCCGGGGAAGCGGTGGCGGGCCCGGGTGCTCCTTCGGCGGTCTGCGGTACGGGATCGGGCTGCGGCGGGCTGAGGGTGTCCACGTCGCCTCCTCTGGGTTCGGTGTCGGTTAGGTGACGGTGAGCTGCCCGAGAGGAATCACGGGCTGCTCGGGGGTGTCGGTGATGCGGATGAAAACTGCGTACCGGCCTCGGCTAAGGACGGGCCCCGGGCTGCCGGGGCCTACGAGGACCTGCGCCCGGTAGGTGTTGGTGCCGGGGATGGGATTGGTGCCGTCCCAGCCGCCCGTGTACCAGGTCGTGGGGCGCCCGCCGACGGCCGTGAACGCGAACTCCACTACATCGACAGTGGGGTTGTAGGGCTGCCCCTGGGAGGTGACGGTCACCTCTGCGCCGATGTACTCCCGGCTGTCGCGGTCGATGGTCTGCACCCGGCACCCCTTCGTCTACTCATCGACGCGCCAGCGGCTGCCGGTGAACCTGATCCGCCATCGGGTAACGCCCTCCTGCGCCGCCCACCGGCGCAGCGGCCCTGTCACCGTGACGGCCAGGTCCCTCAGCGCCCGAACGGTCTGCCACGCCCCGTACACGGCCGCGATCGCACCGGCCTCCAGGAGCAGCGCCGCGCCCCGCGACAGGCTGGTCTCCGTGCGGGCGGCAGCCGAGGAACTGGCTGTGCGTGCCGCGCGGCGCTGCAGCACCGCGGCGCAGAGCGCGTCGGCGCGCGCTGTCAGCGCTGCGGCGCGGGCCAGCCCGGCCGTGGTTGCGGCGGAGGCCAGTTGGACTGCCGCGGCACGGCGCAGCAGAACAGCACTCGCGACGGAGGCCGCCTGAAGGGTGATCGTCAGTGCCGAGCTCACCGTCCGGATGCTCGCGGCCGCCGCGGCGGCTGCAGCGGCGGCGCGCGCGACCGAGCGGGAAAGCGCACCGAGCCCGGAGGCTGCGGCCGAGCGCACGGTGGCGACACCACGACGCACAGCAGCGCCTGCGTGAACGGCAGTTGGGGCCACGATCCCGGCGCGGCGCGTCACGAAGGCGGTCGCGCTGCCGGTGGCGGTGAGGGGCCGGGCAAGCGTGCGCGCGGTGCTCGCGGTGCTGGTGGCACCGGTCGTCAGGGTGAGGAGCGTGCCGCGGCCGAGGGCCAGGGCGCGGGCGGCCACGCCGGAGGTCGCCAGGAGCAGGAAGAGCGCGGCGCCCGCCGACAGGACCGGTGTCCCGGAGGCCGCAGTCCGCAGCGCGAGCGCGACGAGGCGGCCGGACGCTCCGGCGCCGGTGCCTGCAGACGCGAAGGTCGGGCGCGCCGTACGGATGACGGCGGCCGTTCCGGTCGTGCCGGTGGCCTTGGTGCCGCCCAGGGCCCGGCGCACTGCGCCGGAGGCGAAGGCGGCCGTGGAGAGGACGAGGAGCGACGCCCGGCCGGGCACGGCTGCTGCCGTTCCGGTGCCGGACACCCGCAGGGCAACGCCGGCCCAACGGGACAGAGCTGCTGACGTGCTGCTGGGCGCTGCGAGGACGACGGTGAGCAGGCGGGTGGCCGAGCTGCCCACGGTGGCGACGGCGGCGAAGGCGCGCGCTCGCGCCGCCGACACGACGGTGGAGGCCGACGCCGCGGCGGAGAGCGGCAGCGCCCGGGCGCCCGCTCGGGCGAGAACTCCCAGCCCTGCCGCGGGAGCCGTGTAGGTGGCGATGACGGCGCGACCGACCTGCGACGCCGCGAGCCCGATGATCGCCGCCGAGCAGACCCGGCCGACCGTACGGCGCAGGGCTGCCGCGCCCGCCACGCTCGCCGTGTACGCGGCGAACAGCGCCCGGGTGAGCAGCACCGAGCAGCCGGCGGTGGCCGCGCTGGTCCAGGTGCGGGAGACGCCCCGCCGCAGGGAGGCGGCACTGCCCGCGCTCGAGCTGTAGCTGCGCGGCAGGGACCGGCCGCTGGTACCCGCACCGGACGCTGCCGCAGACAGACGCACCCCAGTCGCCCGGGTCAGGCCCCCGACCGCGCTCCGGGCGGATGCTGCGGTTGTCGTGAGGCCGCGCCGCAGCCCGGGAGTGGCCGCGACCGGCTGCGCGAGCACCCGGCCGATCCCCCGGCGCAGCACCGTTCCCGCCGCGACCGGCTGTGCGAGGGCGCGGACGAGGCTTCTGCCGAGCTCGGTTCCGGCGGTCACGGCGGCGGTGAGGACGAGCGTCTGCACGAGACGGACGGCCAGCGCCCGGGCGGACACCGCGGTCGCCGCCAGCACCACGGCGCCGGCGCGCCGCGCGGTGCCTGTGGCTGCGGCACCGGCCGTGCGGAGCAGGCCGGCCCGGCGCTGGAGAACGGGCGCCCCCGTCCCGCTGCCGGACTGGCGAACACCTGCCCCGCGGACCACCTTGCTCATTCCTGCGGAGGGCGTGGTGAGGGTCACGGCTCCAATGGCGCTGACGAGGACCCCGAGGGTCGCCGAGTTGCCCGCCGGGCTCTGCGTGCAGGCGGGCGTGGATGTGCTGGTGACAGCGGGGTTCCAGATGACCGCGTTGCCCGCGCCCGTGACGGTGTACGTGAAGCCCGGGGTGGATCCGGCCGCGCTGGTGTTGCTGACGTACGCGTACCCGACGTAGAGGCGTGCACCGGCGGTCGGGGTGAGAGCGGGGAAGGTGATCGCGGTGTTGCTGGTGGCGACGGTGTTCCCGCCGGTGCCGTCGGCCGCCCACACGGTGGAGGCGAGGCTCGAGGTGAACTGCTCGGCGCAGAGCTCGGTCGCGGTCAGCATCACGCTCGAGCTGAACGTGATGCTGACGGTGGTCGAGGCGGTCCCGGTGATGGTGCCTAGCCACCACTCAATCGTGCCGTTGACCGTGGCCTCGGACACGGAAGCGATCCGGGTCCAGGTCGTTGGCCCGCCGCCGGTCACGCTCGCCACGGTGACGGTGCGGTCGGCGACGCGCACGGCCAGGAGCCACGCGTTGCCGACGGTCGGGCCGGAGACCGTCAGGGTGGTGACGCCCGTGCCCCGGGCCGTCTGGAGGGACCCGACAGCGGTAATCGACACCGGGCGCCCTTTCAGCCGGCCGGACTGCTCAGGGTCAGGAGAACGACAGCTTCGTCGTCGCGGTGAGGCTGTCGCCGGAGTTGAGTGCGAGCCCGGTGAACGACGCGTGGAGCAGGAGCGAGCCGTTCGCGATGGCCGTGGAGCCGGGGGTGTTTCCGCCGGTGACGACCGCGCCGCTGGAGTGGGTGGCGGCGGTGGAGCCGTTGACGCCGCGGGTGACCGTCCACGTGGTGGTGCCCTGGCCGGCGGTTACGGTCATGACCTCCCCGTCGACCTGGATGTTGTAGTTACCCGAGCCGGGGAAACCCGAGGCGGACGCCACCGTCAGGGAGGTCGAGCTGGTCGAGGCGATCGCGGCGGACAGGGTCGTCGCGGCGGGCTTCGACGCGGAGTCGGACAGGAACGTTTCGGTGATGGTCTGACCGGATGCGGAGGTCAGGGTGCCCACGACCTGGTAGGTGTCGTTCGTCGAGGTCGTCGTCACCAGCGAACTCGTGCCCGCTACCCGGGATTCGGCGGCCTCGGCGAAGGGGGCGACGTCCGAGGCCGCGGCGGTCGGGGTGCCGATCCCCCAGCCGAGGTTCTTCGGCTCGGCCTGGGTGGGCGAGGTACCGATCAGGCGGCCGGCCACGATCTCCCGGCCCTTGGCGGTGAACACGACGGTCGTGGGCATGCCTACTCCTCCTGGGTGCTGGCGGACTGGGCCGCGCGGTTGGCCGCTCTGGCGCGGCGGTTGAAGCGGCGCTGGCCCCACACCCGCCACCAGGCGCGGCGCAGCGGGTTGCGATGCCAGTACACGCCGGTGCCGATGTCGACCGTGGTGCCGTCGGCGCGGGTGATCACGAAGTCCTGCGAGGCGGACTTGTGTGCCTTCGCGTTCTCGCTCACCCGTGGCCGCTCTCCGGCTGGTCACCCGCGGCGCGGGCGGCGGCGTGCTCGGCGCGGATCTCGGCGAGGCACTCGGTGTACGGGCGGCCGGTGGCCGCCTGCCGCTCCCGGGCAAGCCGCTTCACCTTCGCGTTGTTCTTCGGCACGGTCCCCTCCTGCTGCGCTCGCGTGGCCCGTTCCTTCTGCCGGGCTGCGGCCTTGCGCTGCCCGCAGACCGGCTCCTTCACCGGCCCGTCCAGGAGCCGCTTGACAACCTCCCGCTGCCGACGGCGCCGCTCAGCACGCCCGAACTTCGGCTGCTCCGGCATCAGCACCTCCCAGGCCGTGGGGAGCAGAAGGCTTCCGCCGCGCCCCGGGCCAGACCGAGCGCGAACTCAGCGGATTCTGGTGGTCGTTGGACGTGCACGACCACGTTCTGACCCGCGTCCTGGGGGTGCCCGGGAACGGCGACCGCCTCGAGGTGCGCGGTGCGGACGTGGGCTTTCAGCGGGTCGGCATCCACGGTGAGCGGCACGTACGGGCGCCCTGCGTTCGTCTCTACGTGGCCCGCCGACAGCGGGAGGTCGACGGGGGTTCCGCAGATCGGGCAGTCGACCGGGATCTTGGCGAGCAATGCAGTCATCTCAGGCCTCCGGAGCTGGCGTTGGCCACGCCCAGGTGCCGTCGGTGTCACCGTTGATGACGTGCTCGGCCCAGTACACGTCGGGGCCGTCCAGGAGCACCTTGAGGTTGACTGCGCCGGCCGCGCTGCCTGCGCGGACCACGATGGCCGGAAGCAGTTGGCCGGTGCGGACGTGCGGGGCGCGGGTCGGTGTGGCGGCGCGCTGTCGGGCGATGGCGCGGACGTCGGCGTGGCTGAGGCGGTAGAGAACCTGGCCCCCGAGTTGCGGGACGCGGGGCGGCCAGAACGTGCTGGGCCCCGGCGCGGGTGCGGGGCAGGGCTGGTCGGCGGGGTGGGACATCGGGCCCTCCTAGGGGCGGGTGGGCGGTGCCGGTTCGACAGCGATCAGTTCAGTGACCGTGAGAAGTCCGGCGCGGGAGGGGTGGGGGTCGTGGGACATGTGGTCGGCCTCCCAGCACACGGCGTGCCGGACGCCCCGCGGTGACAGCCCCCACGCCATCCCGTACGGGCAGGGGGCGCCGTCGGGGACGGTGTAGAGGGCGTAGCCGTGGCCGTGGCAGAAGCCGACGAGCCGCTCGAGCCAGTCCTCGCCGCCGGCGGCGAAGTGCGGGACGGTGTGCAGCGGCAGCTCAAGGAGGCTGGCGACGACGGCCTGGAGGCAGTTGCCGGGGCGCCCGGCGGGGTCGTCGTGGAGGATCGTCTGGGTCACCGGTCGCACGTCCGCGCCCCCGATCAGTTCCGTGGTGGTGGACAGCGGCCGGTGAGGCAACGGGACTGGCCCTCGGCCACGCGGCCTCGAGGGCGCTCGCAGCGCCGAAGGGGGTGTTGACCTCTGGGCAGAACCGCGCCCGCGGGCGGAGGCTGCGGGGGTCACCAGGAGCCCGTCCAGTCGCCGGGCCCGTCCCACATCGCCTCCACCGTCTGCCGGCTGCGGTGGGCGCCGCACAGGGGCCGGTAGAAGAGCAGCCCGGGGAGCGCGGCGACCTTGTCGGTCGGCTCCGCGCAGACGCCGGACGGCGTGGGGGCTTCGCAGCCCGACCAGCCCAGCACCTGCCGCTCCAAGTCCACGCGGTCGAGGAGTACTTCCCGCATGTGGGCGTACGCGCCGACAGGTGTGGGATGCCCGATGTCCCGCCACGCCTCGCTGCGCGCGCGACGGCCGCGGGGCTGGGCCATGACGCGCCTCGCTGCGTCCGCGCAGCACTCGATGTACCGGCCTGCGTACACCCATGTCCCGGCGCGTGGCCCGGTGGCGAGCTGCTTCACGGTGTGCTCCTGCACGGCAGCACCCCCTCGGTGGCGTGGTGGGCGTGGTGTTGCCCGCGCGCCCGCCCGGGCCTGCTTCACCGGAGGGCGCGCGGGAGGGGGTTCCTCACGCCGTGGGTCTGGGAGTGCCCGCGCGGTGAGGAGAAGGGTCCGCTGCCCGGGGGCGCGCCGCAGTCCCGGCGGCGTGCCCAGCGATCCGCCCAGATGCCGGTCCGGGCAGCGGAGATTGGGGGGTGGACCACCGCACGCGCGGCGACCCTCGGCGCCGTGCGTGCGGCGGTCCGTCTCCCCGTACCCGCGGCTCGCAGGCGGCAGGTGCGGGAAGAGCTCGAGGGGCGGTGCTTCAGACGGTGGTCGTGGCCGGCATGCCGTAGGTGCGGCGGGCGCGAGCCCGGGTGGTTCGCTCGGCGCGGATCACGTCTGTTGCGCGGAAGAGGGGCTGTCCGGCGGGGGTGGTCATCGGCCGGCCACTCTCGGTCCGGGCCTGCGGCAGGTGGCCGCGATATTTCCAGTTCCGGACGGTGTTCGGCTCGACGCCGGCGGCCTCGGCCGCCTCCTGGGCCGTCCAGAGTCGGGATTGCAGGTCTGACAGGTCCATCGCCGGGCCTCCGTCCGGTGTGGGAAACGTGAAAGGCCCCGCGCTGGCGAGGCCCTGGATGCGGACATGGTGATCCGGGATCAGCATCACGCGTGATGCGCAGGGCGTCAAGCAGCGGTTTCTCCGGGCGCGCCGTCCGGGTGAACCGGCGTGCGCCGTGCCGCGAGTTCGGTGGCCGCGAGTTCTTTCACGTAGTGGGCGTACTCGGCGTGGGTGAGGAGGAGGCCGCACTGGGGGTCCTGGCACTCGATGTACGGGGAGTCGTCGACGAGCCGGAGGTCTCGGGACTCGGCGAGCCACGGCCCCCCGCACCGCTTGCAGGGGGCGAATCGTTTCGCCTCGGGGGCGGTGTCGCGGCGGGTGAAGCGGGTGGCCGCCCGGTGCCAGGCGGCGATCTGCGCCGCCGGGTTCCCGGACGGCACCAGGACGCGGCCCAGGCGCCCCGGCTCGTGCGTCTCGGTCGCGCACGGGTGTTCCTGGAGGAGCCAGACGATGTGCGCGGACAGCAGCTTGACCGTGCCGCTGGCCCAGATCCCCTCCCGCTGCCCGGTCGGCCGGACCGGCCGCTCACGGAGGCGCCGGTGGAAGGCGACGTCGGCGGCCATCTCGCCCAGGCCGCCCACGATGTGGTCGATGAGAAGGCGGGCGGCCTGCCCGGGCCACGGGGTGGTGTCCGTCGGCGCTGACGTCGTCGACGCGGTCGGCACACCGCGCTGCCCATACACCGGCTCAAGGCTGACGGCCGCAAGGAGTTCGGGCAGTTCGGCGAGGTGCCGCCGCGCGCGGTCGACGCAGCCTTCGCAGTGGACGGGTTCACCCCAGACGACGGGCATGTCCTGCCCTGCTCCGCTGCGTTCGGCACGCCGCAGGGCGGTGTTGCAGACTCCGGGGCACGGGATCGAGGCGGCCATGAGGTCCCCCTTCGGGCATGGGCGGGGAAGAACTGTGCGGGCTCGGGAAAGCGAACTGCCCGCCTCCGTCTGGAGGCGGGCAGTTCACCGTGGACTCAACTCCATGCACATGCACATGCACAGCTACCCAGGCACGCACCATGATCCTGCACCACAAACCACCCGAATCGCAAGCAATACCGCCTACCGGGACCGGCACCAGCGGTGCCCGCACTCGATCAGCGCCGGATTCGTCCATGCGTGCACGAAGTCCGGCGGGCAAGCCGACGGCTCGACCTGCAACTCCTCCTCGAGCGCGCTGATCGCGGGGTACGACGGCCGGTCGTGAACCTCGCAGCGCCGAGCCGCGCGGCGCAGCAGCGCCTCCACGGGTCCGGGCAAGCCCCTCATCCGGCGGCTCCCCCGGGCCGGGGCTGCGGGGTGCACGGCTGGTGGGCAATCAGGTCCAGATGCGCCCTCCATTCGCCCTCTGGCGGAGGCGTGTACCAGTACACCCGGAGCTCCGAGCACTGCGGCCAGAAGTGGGCGTAGGCGCGGCGACCGTCCGCGACTGTCCCGTCGCAGACCCAGCGGGGTTCGTCGTTCCCGCAGGACGGACAGACCGGTCCTCCGCCCCCGCGCCCGCTGGAGTCGACCAGGTGCTCCTGCCACGCCGTCCAGTCGACGGACCGGTCCTCGTGAGCGGCCGGCAAGGAGACCGCGCTGAACGCCCACCGCGTGTACAGCCCGCGCCAGCGCTCGATGCCGACAGGGCTTTCACCATCGGCGGCCTCGTCCCAGAGGATCCAGCAGCCGGCCGCGCGGTACGCGGCGCGTACCGCCTCGAGGGCCGGAGCCAGCAGCTCGGGGCTGGCCTGGCCCCAGGAGCGTGGCGAGCCGTGGAGGAGCCGCCACACCTCGTACTCGGTTCCGTCCATCCAGCCCGCGCAGTAGGCGGTCTCAGACACCCCTGACATGGCGTCGGCCAGCGCGCTCTGCTCGGGAGCCAGGGCGGTCACGGTCGCTCCCGGAAAGCAGGGCAGACGCAGCGCCGTGACGACTGGACGCTCAGGCCGGCGATCGTCTCGGTGACGCGCACGGACAGGTTGCGCAGGCGAAGTCCCTCAACGGCGCACTGAGGCTCGGCGAACGCGGTCATGGAGCCAAGGGCCCGCAGCAAGTTGGCGGCTTCCTCGATCACGGCGGAGGACGGCGTCCCCTGGTCCTCCCACGGCTCGTGTCCGGCCTGTACGCGCCGGAGGACCGTGCGGGCCACGCCGTCTTCGACCCCCAGGCCCTTGGCGAGGTTCTGGTACCGGTCGAGGCCGGCTCTGGCCTGCCGCGCCGCGGCTTCAACTTCGGTGTGCTCTCTGGCCATCCGCTCGCGCAGTCCGGCGAAGGCTGAGAAGTCGAGGCCGGCAAATTCCGGCTCGCGGGAGGCGTGCCGTTGGAGAACGGGCGGGTTCGGCAGGCCATTGATCATGGCGTCCACCTTCCGCTCGGTACGAGTGCGGCTCGGATGGCGCGCGGCGTGACGATGAGGCGTCGGCCGAGCTCCATCATCCGCACCTCCATGGCGGACAGCAGTCGGTTCCTCTCGGAGAGGTCGCGCAGGGACCGCTGTTGGTCGCAGTGCCACAGCAGGTGCATCTCCTGGTCGGCGGCTGCCGCTACGGTCTCTGGCGAGGCGTCGGGGTCGACGAGCAGCCGGGCCCGCCACGGCGAGCCGATGTCGTCGCCGACTCCGTACGCGGTGTAGCCGCGGTCGAGGCGCCAAGACAGCCAGAACTCGGAGAACCGCATCGGGTGACTGGTCTCCGGGTCGGGAAAGGTGATCTTCGCTTCGCTGTTCGTGACGTACTCGGGATCCCAGCCTCGCCCCTCAAGGGTGGTGGAGAGCCGGCCGAGGAAGTCCTCCTGGTGATGAACGGCAGGGGTGAGCATGCGGGCCAGTATGACCCGTCACGCGTGGGACAGTTTGCCCTTTTGATCCGGGCAGTAGACGGCGACGGCGGCCGAGAGCAGCGCCGCTGACTCCCGGTCGGAGAATCCCTTCCTGGCGTAGGAGAGGGCGCTGGCGGCCGAGCCCGCTTTCAACTGGTCGCAGAGGTCGCGCCCCTCGGAGCCGAGCGTGCCGGCGAGCTTGTCGGTGGGGATCCCGCCGAAGTCGTCGGGGTCCGCCGCGGCCACGGCGTCGGCGTAGCGCTTGTCGCTCTCGGACGGGCTGCTGGAACAGCCGACGAGGACCAGGACGGCGAGGCCGGTTGCGGCTACGGCTGCGGGGAGTGTGTGTCGCATGCAGGCGATGGTGCAGCCACGTGAGGGGGCTTGCGGCCGGTATGGCCAAGTTGTGACCGCGCGTCCGCCGCGGGCGCCCGGCGACGGGGAGGCCGCCGGGCGCCCCTCTGCGGGGGGATGTTCAGCCTGACAGGACACCGGGCACGGCAGGAACGTTTCCGCCCCTGCTTCACCCGTCCGTGTCACCGGCCCCTGGCCACCCCGCGGGCTCTATGCGGCGACGAGTTCGATGAACCGGTCGCGGGCAACCCGCCAGTAGGTCGCGGACTGCTCGATCCCGATGAAGCTGCGGCCCTCGAGAAGTGCGGCGGTGCCGGTCGTGCCGCTGCCAGCGAACGGGTCCAGCACCAGTCCCGGCTCCGGGACGATGCGGACCAACTGCTGCATGACGTCGAGGGGCTTCTGGGTGATGTGCACGCGGGCGTTTCCCCGCGGCTGGCTGCCGGTGAAGTGGCCAGGCAGGTAGACCGGCTGGTTGCCCGGCACCATCGCGCCGTTGCTGCCCCAGACGATGAACTCGCACTCCTGGCGCAGGCGTCCGGGCTGGGGGCGGGCGATCGGCTTGTGCCAGACGGCGACGCCGCGCCAGGTGTAACCGGCGGCCTGGAGGGCGTCGGTGGTGGCTGGGAGCTGGCGCCAGTCCGTGAAGACGAGCGCAGCGCCGCCGGGCCGTGTGAGGCGGTAGGCATGGGCGAGGATGAGGGACAGCCACGCAGTGTAAGAGCGCTGGTCACGGTTCTCGCCAGTGAAGTCACCGAGGTCGAACCCGTGGTTGCGGCCGCCCTCAGTGAGGTACTTCTCGCGGGCTGTGCGGCTCGTGCGCTCATGCATGGTCCGGCCGCCGGAGTTGTAGGGCGGATCGCAGATCACCGCGTCCACCGGGTCTGTGAGCGCGGGCAGGACGGTGAGGGCATCGCCTCGGTGGAGCTGCCAGGAGGGCATGCGGTACTGCCTCTCGTGCGGTCGCGTACGCCGGTGGCGAGCGAGTCGGTGCACGGCCCCGGACGGGGCGCCCTCGAGCAGTTCCCGGTCATGATGCGGTTCAAGGTGCCCTGGTGAGCACTTCTCACCGCACGCGGGAGCGGGCGCCCAGCCAGGTGGCCAGGCGCCCGCTCCCCTGCCCTACGTTCAGGTACCCGCGACGGCGACCGGGTTGTCTCCGACCCAGCCGATCCGCGCGTCGACGTTGGCCTCCGCGGTGCGGCGCCGCACCTTGTGCGTCAGCTCCGCCAGGCGACCGGTCTTCGTCCGGCACCGCTGCTGCGCCCCGGCATCGCAGCTCTCGCACTCGATCCGCAGCTCCTCCTCCTGGACGGCTGCGTCCCGCTCCCGTCGGCGCCGTTCCTGCGCCGTCTTCGATTCCCATGACAACAGCAGGGACTTGCGCACGCCGGCCATCCCCTCGGGGTAGGTGACCGTGTTCTCCGCGTACGAGGCGTCGCGGGCCAGGAGGAGGAGCTGGTTCGCGGTGGGGATGATCGCCGGGCCCCCGTACGTCTCGCGGTCGGTGTTCATCGCGGCGGCACCCCATCGGTCGCCGGCCGCGAAGCCGGTGGCGAGGGGGACGTCGCCGTCGATGATGCGGGCGATGCGCTGCAGGCGCCCAGCGCGGTCCCGCAGGGTGGTTGCCTCGCGGCGCAGGCAGTCGATGTCGTCGGCGAGTTCGACCGGTGTGTCCGGGGTTTCGGCGGCGCGCGCGAGCTGGTCCAACCAGACCGCCGCAGCGGAACAGTGCACGGCCAGTTCGTCGAGCGTGATCCGGTCCCCCGCTGACAGATGGTCCGTTGAGGCGTCGGAGGTGTCCTGCTGGCCAGGCAGAGGACGGTCCGGTGCGTCGACGATGGCGTGAATCCGCATCCCCTCCTTTCCGCGGGCGCGCCGCTCGACCGGACGCCCCACTACACCGAGCGCAGTAGCTGCCGCCTCCCAGGTGCGCCGAGCGGCATCGATGTCGGCGGACGTGACGGAGAGTTCGGCGCGGCCGTCATCCGGCAGCGGACCGTACGAGGTAGTGATCATCAGGTTTCCCCTAGGTGAAGCAGTTCGGGTGTTCGATTGCGGTGTTCAGTCGTCCGGTGCCGTGTTGCCGGCGTCGAGCTGGAGATAGGTCCGCCCGCCGTCGTAGGGGCGTGGGTCGGTCGTGTGGAACGACGCCTCGAGGACGGCGAGGACGGCGCGGGTGGTGGCTTCGTCAGCCGTGATCCGGATGTCGGCGATGCCCGGCAGGAACGCGCGTTCCCGGCGGGGCCGCGGCTCCCGGGCCATCAGGCGGTTCGGTAGGGGTCGCTGGCGCTGATGCGGGCGAGCCACACCGTCAGGGTCGCCTCGTCGACGGCGTCGAGGGCCGCCAGCAGGGTGGCCAGGGACTGCCTCATCGCAGCCTCCTTGGCGGTCATCCCGGCGGGCGTGATGCGCATCCGGAGGCTGCCGAGGACGTCCTCGGCGCTGGGCCGGGCCTGACCGTCTACGGGGTCGGCGCTCCAGGCGCGCCCGCGGAGGGCGCCCCAGGCTGCGCGGGCGAGACCGGTGCGCATGTGGTGAACGTCGGTGCCCATGCGGGCGACGAGGTGGTGGAGTTCGTCCATCGAGCGGACGGTGCCGCCGTGGTCGACCCAGTCGGTGCGGTCGCTGGTGTGCTGGTGGTCCATGGTTCCTCGGTGTTCAGAGCGCCTTGATGATCAGGGCGAGGACAACGACTGCGACGATCGCTGCGAGGATCCGCGCCTGGACCAGGTCGAGCTGGTACGAGACGGGCTGGATGGTCTCGCCGATCGGGTGGTCGCCACCGTGAAACTCGTCGCGATGCCGCTGCCCGTGCTGCTGCGCGCCTGCCTCGAGCTCGTAGGGGCTCGACTCGGTGCGGCAGCCGGGGCAGACGTACTTGTGGGGCATCGTGTGCCTGCTCTCAAGGTCGGGTGCAGGTGGTAGACGAGGACGGTAGACGACCGGTAGATGAGGGCGGTAGATGGCGTCTGACCTGGGCTTCTACCTCCTTCCAGGGGTGGGGGCGAGAGCGGCCGGGAGCGGGGTGTGACTGGTGGTGCTGACGGGGGTCGAGGGGCGCCCCCCGTCGTCCTGCTGGAGCCGCCCCGCGAGCACCTCCACAGCGGCCTCCTCCTCGCCCCCGGCGGGGGCCCCGCTCTCGCCCCCAGCGGGGGCCTGCGGGGAGGCGTCCGTCCCCTCTCCCGAGGGGCCCGCGGGGAGGTCTGCGGCCGGTGCGTCAGCTGGGGTGCGGAGACGGTGCAGAGCATGCGCGACGGGCACCCCCAGAGCAGTAACCAGCTCGTCCACGTGGACGCCGTGGGTGGGCCCGGTCCCGGACCCCCGGATCTGCATCTGCTTCACCGGGATCCCCACCCGGCCACAGTGGGCGCGGAGCACGCTCACGTCCCACGTGTCGGGGACACCCGGTTCATCCAGCAGGTCTCGGAGGTGGATGCCCTTGCGACCGGCGGCGACCGCCGCGGCTACGCGTTCACACACCGTGCGCAGCAGCCAGTGGGCGCCGCCGCGCACCGCTGCTTCGTCCGGTGGCCCGTCCGGCTCGTCCACTTCTTCAGCGGCATCCGGCTCACCGTCCAGAGTCTCCTCGCCCCCGTCGTCTTCTCGGGCCTTGGAGCGCTTCTCGAGGCGGGCTGCGGCCACCGCGGCGGCGCACCAGGCGACGGGCATACCCGGGGCGACGGCGACGAGTTCAGGGACCAGCGCGTGAAGGCCGGCCTGGACGGGTCGGTGCAGGAAGCACCAGCCGACCCAGCCGACTCCGGCGACCAGAGCCGCCCGGTCCGCCGAAACGGCGAACAAGACGAACCCGCGCTTCGGCGCCTTCGGCTTCCCCTTCGCGGACTTCGACTTCTCACTCCCCGGCTTCTCGGCCTTCGGCTCCTCCGAGTCCGGCGGCCCCTGTCCGGGCTTCTCCGGCGCCTTGCTGGCCTCGGGCGCCGGGGCTTCTTGTTCCTTCGTCTCCTCCGAAGACCTGTCCTTCTTCACCGGCGTGGCCGTCGGGACACCGCGGGCCGCCTGGATGCCTTCGCGCGCGGCGTTGCGGGCGAGCCGGACCAGGATGCGGCTGCCGGTGCCGATGTCGAAGTACACGTCCAGGAGCCGCTGGTACGGCTCGGCCTCGGGCTCGGTCATGACGGGCTGCCGAGGTTGCCGAGGGTGGTCCGCGCCGCATTGAGGATGATCGCGCCGATGCCACCGGCCTCGACGAAGTACATGCTGGCGGCGAGGGCCAGCACAGCGGGGATCCACTTCCGCTTCCAGCCGGGCCCGACCGCCAGGAGCGTCAGGGCGATCGCCATGCCGCCGGCGCCGGGATCGTTGAATCCCGACTGCTGGACGGTCGACGCGGGGATGCTGCCGAGGCCAGTGATGACGTCGCGCCAGTTCCCGCCCGCGGCAAGGCACACCGACCCGGTGACCAGCGCCCAGCCGGTGATCCTCTCCTTCGTGTTGATGGGGATCCGGTTGGAGCCGCTCACGCCCAGGCACAGGGCGAGGAACATGATCAAGGCGATCCCGGACAGCGTGATCGTGCCGAGCCAGTTGCCCTTGGCCAAGGCGCCGGGGGCAGCGAGGGTGAACATGTGCAGGGGCCTTTCAGCGAGGTCCGGGAGCGTAGAGAACAACCGCGAGGAGCGCGGAGGCGAGCGGGATCCGTGCGAGCCACCGCAGGAACCAAGGCTGGTACCTGAAACGGCGGTCGATGGCCCAGTAGAGGCCGCCGCACATGCCGGTGGAGGCCACCAGGAGCGCGACGCCGGAGGGATCCAGGCCCGCGTAGTGCCCGTACTGGCCCAGGACGCCGACGAGTTCGTGGGCGATGCCGGGCGCGTAGCTGGCGCCCATCGCTGTGACGACGGCACGGCCTACGAGACCGCCGGGCAGGATGCTCGCCACGACGTGCGTACCCGAGAGCCGCCAGGCGCCGTACCCGCAGCCCAGCGCGAGGATCGCGCCAGCGATGCCCACGGCCCCGTGATCGGCCGTGTACAGGCACTCCCCGAGGACGTCGACCGCGCCGATGCTGTAGCCGACCGCGGCGGCGGTCCCGGTGAACAGGATCGGGCGCATGTAGTTGGTGGATGTGCTGCTCTTGCTGGAGGCCGGGGCCTTCCCCGTGGGGGCGACGGCGCCGGGGCGCACATCCGGCTCCTGGGCTGGGGTGCCAGCGGCGTCCGGGGGTTCCGGTTCGAGCTGCTCGTCGCAGATCACGCAGAGGTGAGCGACGAGTTCGCCGTACGGCTGGGCATGGACGGGCACCGTGCGCTCGTGCGTGCACTCTGGTTCGGGCGGGTTCGACGCGGGCTTCGGAAAGGGCAGCATGTCGCGTATCCGGAGGCGGGGCGTGTCGGTGGCGGCCTGCGCGCTCGGAGCCTTGGCCGCAGGGGGCGGTCCGGCCGGAGGCCGCAGTTCCTCGGTGCCCGTCGGCTCGTGGCGTGCCGGTTGCGAGGAAGGAGGGGCGTCCTCACGGTCCTCCTGGTGGTGCCCGTCGTTCTCGTCGAAGTCGAAGTTGTCCCAGTCGGACGGGAACGGGCGCGAGGGCGGCGGCGGGGGTGGCGCGATGAAGGTGTCGTCCGGGGCGGCGGACGTACCCGCCGAGCGCGGGGTGAGCTGCACCGGAGATTCGGGCCCGGTCGGTGTGCTCTCCCCGCCGCTGGTCTCCTCGGTGCCTGACGTGTGGGTCATGACGACCGCACCCAGGTGTCGAGGAAGGCGAATGCGAGGGCCGCGGCAGCGAGGGTGATCGTGGCCTTTGCCCCGTCCCGGCCGGGCGCCAGCACGGTCAGCGTGAGCGCTCCGGCCAGGCAGAGCATGTACAGGCCGGTCAGGGCGAGGTGGAGGGTGTGCACAGCGGGGTCCTCTTCGGGAATCGGGCGCGGGTCAGACCAGCGCGGCGATCTTGGGCAGGGTGTAGCCGCGCGCGATGAGGTCAGCGGCTTCGCGGCGGCGGTCGCTCGCGGTGGACACGGACACGGAGAGGGCCTCGGCGATCTCGGCGAGTTCGACCGCGTCCGGGAGACCGCCGGCGGTGAGGATCATCCGGGCGACGCGGCGGGTGTCCCGCTCCCGCGGGGTGAGCCGGGCGGCGTCTTCCGCTTCGACGGCGCGGAGTTCCGTTTCGGCGGCGCGGCGCCGCGCTTCGACCGCGTCGAGACGCTCCGTCTCGGCAGCGCGCCGGGCTTCAGCGGCGCGCCGCTCAGACACTGCGGCATCCTCGTTGATCTTGGCGGCGCGCAGCCGTTCTTCAGCGGTCCGCGCCTCCGTTCCGACCGCGCGCCGGTCCGTTTCGGCAGCAGCGGCACGCGCTTCGGCCGCGCACCGTTCCGCGTCGGCGGCGGCCGTCAGACGGCGGCTCCGCTCCTCGGCGGCCTCCACCGCGGCCTGCTGCGCGGCGGTGACGTCCTGCTCCGTTTCGAGCGCGCGTCGGCGCGTTTCGACAGCGGCCTTGTGGGCTTCGGCGGCGGCCTTCTCGTTCTGCGCGATCTCCTGCTCGCGGCGCGCGGTTTCGGCCAGGGCGGCGAGGGTCTCCGCGTCGCTGTCGGCGGCGGCGCGGCGGGCTGCCGCCGCTTCGGCCTCGAGCCGGTCGGCCTCGGCTGTCGCGGCGGCCGCCGCGGCACGGTCCTCGGCGGCCTGCCGCGCGGCGGCGGCGGCGAGCGCCGACTCGGTGGCCTCCGCTTCCTGGATCGCGACCCGCTCCTCCGCCTCCGCGACCGCGGACGCCTTGGCGTACGCGGCGCGGGAAGCGACCGAAGCGACCGACTTCCGAGCCTCGGCCCGCTCCTCCGCTTCGGCGACCTCGGCCTGCTTGGCCAGGAGACGGATCCGGGCGTCGGCCGCGCGGATCTGGGCATCGACTGCCTCCTGCTCAGCGGTCTCCTGCTGCTGCGCCGTCTGGTCTGCCTCGGCCTGGCGGGCCTGCTCCGGGATCGCGAGCGCCTCGGCGACCGTGAGCCCGTAGCGCGCCATCGTGATCGGCAGCAGCGCCTCCTTCGGCGCGGACTTCCAGCCGCGCGGGTACCGCTCCCCCTTGGGGTAGAGGCGGTCCAGCTCCGCTCGGTAGATGAGCTGGTCACAGCGCCTGTCTACCGCTTCCTGGTAGGAGCTGATGCGCAGCAGGACCATGTCCCGGAACAGCAGGTAGGCGCCGAGCGGGTTCAGGAGCCAGCGCTCGCGCGGGATGCTTTCCCGCGCCTCCTCACCGGCCTCGATGGCCTCGAGGCGGGTCACCTGCACGATGACCTTCCGCGCGGCCTCGACGGCGATGACGAACATCACCGGGATCACCGCGTGCATGCCGACACCGACCGGGTCCGCGGTCAGCGACCGTCCGCCGGACGCCGCGTTGAAGATGATCGTCGCGGCGGTGAAGGCGTGGGCGGTGAGGCGTACGAGGGGCCAGCGGATCCGGCGGCGGGTGAGGACGAGGTCGAGGGCGTAGAGGACGACGATGCCGACGTCGACGCCGATCGGGAAGACAGCGGCGAAGTCGCCGAAGCCTCGTTTTTCGGCCATGCGGACGAGGGCCCGGTAGGAGCCGTAGAAGCCGATCCCGGCGAGCCCGAGGCCGCCGAGGAGTGCGAGGAGGTTGAGGCCGTGGTGGGCTGCCCTCGGAACAGATTCCTGCGCGCTCGGAACGCCCGGGCGCGCGCCCGGAACGGCAACCGGTGCGCTCGGAACGGCCCGGGTACGCGTCTTCGCACTGCGGGTGCGGCGCTGCGCGAAGGGCAGCCACGGACGGCGCTGGACGTCTGCGCTCGGAACGCCCGGGCGCGCGCTCGGAATGGTGGGCGGTGCGCTCGGAACGCCCGGGCGCGCGGTCGGAATGGTGGGCGGTGCGCTCGGAACGGCGGCGGGTGTGCCCGGGGCGGGGCGGCGGCGCCGGGTCACGAAGCGCGGCAGGAGGGGCATCAGCGGGGGCCTTCCAGGAGCGAACCGAGCGGCTTCGGGCGGGCAGACCGACGCCCTCGGAACGGGGCGTCGGCCGGTGGGGCGGGTCAGTAGCGGTCGCCGACGTGGGTCCGGCGCCAACGGGAGCTGCTGACGCAGACCGTGGTGCCGGTGTCGAGCAGGAGCTGCCAGCACTCGGCGGTGCGGTGCGGTACACGGCGGGTTCCGGCGGGTACCTGGCGGCACGTGCGGACGGTTGTGGTCTTCCGCAGGCGGTGCTTGGTCTGGGTGGTGCACACGCTGCGGTTGCGGCGTTCGCTGGTCCACGTGGTGTGCGCCGCGGTGTGCGTCTTCTCGACGACCCGGCCGTGCGCCGGGCTGCTGGAGTGGCCCGGCGTGCAAGCGGTGAGCGCGACGGCGAGCACGACCGCGGCCGCCGCGCCCCGCGCGGCCCTGTTCATTCCTGCCCTCCGGAGGGCAGGAACTTGGTCGCGGTCGCATGGACCGTCAGCCCGTCGACGACGCTGCGGACATCGACGTAAAGCGAACTGGAGCTGAAGGGCGTCTCCGCGACGGGGGCGCCCCAGTGCTCCGCCCACTGCCGGACGTCCTCCGGGCTCTCACAGAGGATCTGGATCCAGCTCGAGTCGCCGGGCTTCTCTCGGCTCCCGAAGTGGACGTCGACCGAGGAGGGAAGGGGCAGATGAGTGGGGAGCGAGGGGATGAGGGCGCGCGCTCGCTGGCCGAAGCGGAACGCGGCAGCCTCGACCTGGTCGACGCCGTGCTGGAGCTGCGACTCGATTGCGGCCCATCCGGGTCCGGGGCTGGTCACAGGTCACCGTCCAGCTCGGCGCGCTGGTCGGCGGCGGCGAGGGTCTCACCGGCGCGGGCCAGGGCGTTGGAGACGCAGGTGGGGGTGCAGTACCAGCGGTAGACGTCGTCGGTGCCGGCGACCAGGAGCCGGGTCCAGCCGAACATGTCGACGGGGTCGAAGTCGTGGTCGGTCCCGCAGCCGCGGGTGGGGCAGACGGCGGCGAGGTCGCGGAGCTCCACGTCGAGGAGCGACGCGAGCCGGACCCGCTCCTCCGGCAGGATCTCGACGTTCACAGCGATGCCGGCGTCGCTGGCGCACCTGATGACGGCCCTTTCTGTGAGCGCGGTCCCGTCCGGGTAGTCGACGCTGCCCGCCCAGTCGAGGTTGAGGGCGACGGGTGTGGAGGACTGCGCCCACTGGCGCAGATGGAGGACAGCGTCGCCGCGGCCGGGGTCAAGCTCCCAGTCCTGCGGGAGGCTCTCGATCTGGTTGGCGGCGTCGGAGAGGACGCCGAGCCGAACGGCGCTGCCGAGGATCTTCCGCAGGGCCCGGTGACGGGCGGTGAAGAGGTGTTCGGGCGTGTGCTTCACGATCTGGTGCTCCCTGTCTGGGTCAGCGTCGCCGGAGAGCGAGCTGGAGGGTCGTTTCGTTGTCGGCGTGGGGGTCCAGGAGCTTCGCGACGGGCGGCAGTTGCTGGGTTGCGTCAGGGGCCGGGCGCGGGGCGGGGAGGGTGGGGCCGGCGTGAGCGTTGCCGCGGGTGACCCATCCGCGGTCGCGGAGCTTGGCGACGGCCCAGTACTTCGCCGGGTAGATCACGGCGACCTTGACGATGAGCTCGACCGGGGTGGCCCACAGCCACGTGAGCAGCTTGGTGGTCCAGTGCATGTGCGGCCGGCGGATCATGTACTGGGCGGTCTCGGCGTACCGGATGGCGAGGTAAGAGCCGAAGGCGATGGCCACGTACTCGGGGGCGGTGTGGAAGAAGACGCCGGACGCGGTCATGGTGAGCAGGACCGGCAGCATGATCCACTGGGTGACGGCGAGGAGGGGGAAGAGGAGCTTCTTCCACTCCAGGTTGATCACCGCGAACGGCAGAGCCTGCCAGGACGACTTGCCCCAGCGGAGACGCTGTTTGAAGAGGCCGCCCAGACTGTCGGGCATCGCGGAGTGGACGACGGCGTCGTTGACGACGACGACGTCTCCCCGCAGCAGCGCATACATGGTGAGGCGGCGGTCGTCGCCGTTGGTGCCGGAGGACACGTAGTCGGCCAAGTTGTCGAAGACCACGTGGGCCCGGTAGAGGGCCAGAGCGCCGGAGGTGGTCTCCACGGCACCCAGGACGGACCGGGACGAGCGGATCATCAGGCAGGACGTGCCGATGTTCAGGTCCGAGATCCGGGTGATCCAGTTGTCGGCGAAGTTCCGGGTCAGGATCAGGCCCGTCGCCGCCATGACGCGCCGCTTCGACATGGCGCGCATGAGGTGCTCGAGGGCGTCGTCCCCGGGCACGGAGTCGGAGTCGACGGTGAGGATGAAGTCCCAGTCCTGGCGGCGCAGCGTCTGCAGGACGCCGGCCTGCGCGCAGCGCTTACCGCCGTTGGGTTGCCGGTGCCAGCGGATCTTCGGGTGTGGAAACGGGCGGACCGGGGCCTTTGCGGAGCCGTCGTCCATGACGTGGATCTCGGTGACGGGGTAGGTCTGCCGCAGCAGCGCGTCGAGCGCGGCGCGCAGCAGCTCGGGTTCTTCCTCGAAGGCGGGGACGATCGCGACGACCCGCCCGGTCGCGATGCGGCGCCGCGACCAGTGCGAGTTGACCTCGAGGGAGGAGATGTAGAAGGTGATGAGCCCTGCGTCGAACAAGTACAGGGCGGTCAGGAAGTGCCGGTCGCTGTCGCCGATGGCGAGGTGGTAGGTGGCCGCCCAGGCGGCCACCCCCACCGCGCCAAAGACGCAGGCGGCGAGCCTGCTGTACCTCATCAGCCCGCGTACCTCTTTCCGCGGTTCGCGGCGCGGTAGATCAACGCACCGCCCACGACGAGCGCGATGATCGCGGCAATGGTCCAGCTGAATGCCGCGGTGCCTCCGAAGAGCGCGACGGACGCGCCGGTCTTCGCGAGGGTTCCTCTCCCGTACATGACCTGTTTCTCCTGTGAGTTGGGCGGCTAGAGCCGCTCGATGTGCGGGGCGACGGGCATGACGCCCCGCGTGTCCAGCACGTAGGCCGACCCGTCGGCGACGCGCTGGAGGTCGAACTCGTCGTGCGGTGTGAGCAGCACGACGGCGTCGTAGTGGCTCAGGTCGTCCGGCACCCGCGAGCCGGTGATCCCCACGTAGTTGGGCATCGGGCTCGGGTCGATGACGGTGACGAGCGCTCCCTTCGCAGTGAGGCGCCTGATGACCTCGAGCGCCGGGGACTGGCGCATGTCGGCGGTGCCGGGCTTGTAGGCCGCGCCGAGCGCGAGGATCCGGGCTCCGAACATGCCCAGGTGGTGGCGCTGGTTGATGCCGTCCTGAAGGCGCTGGACCACGTAGTCGGGCTGGACGCTGTTGATGTCCTGGGCGAGCTCGACGAGGCGGACGGCGTGGCCGTGGCGGGTGCGGGCGTGGTGGGTGAGGTAGACGGGATCAACCGGCAGGCAGTGCCCCCCGACGCCCGGCCCCGGCAGGAACTTGGCGAACCCGAACGGCTTGGTGCCCGCCAAGTCGAGGGTGCGCCAGACGTCGGCGCCCAGGACGTGCGCGAGCTGGGCGAGTTCGTTGACGAGGGCGATGTTGACGTGCCGGAACGTGTTCTCGAAGACCTTCGCGAGCTCGGCTTCCTCGAGGGTCTCGGCGAGGACGGTGCATTGGGTGATCCCGGCGTAGAAACGCTCGGCCAGGTCGCGGCAGCCGCGGGTGAGTCCGGACACGATCTTCGGGGTGTTCCCGAACGTCCACGCCGGATTGCCGGGGTCGATCCGCTCGGGGCTGAAGCCGACGTGGAAGTCCTCACCGGCGGTCCATCCGGTGGCCTTCTCCAGGATCGGGACGACGATGTCGCGGGTGGTGCCCGGGTACGTCGTGGACTCCAGCACGACCAGCGCACCGGCCTGCAGGTGTGCGGCGAGGGTGCGGGTCGCGTTCTCGACGAAGGACAGATCGGGCTGGCCGTTGGCGAGGGGCGTGGGCACGGTGATGACGGCGACGTCGTAGTCGGCGAGCTCTGCCGGGTGGCGGGTGGGCTCGTAGCGGCCGGTCAGCAGAGCTCCGGCCAGCGCCTGGTCGTCGACGTCGTCGACGTACGACTTGCCGTTCATGAGGTGGAGCAGTCGCTCCTCGGCGGGTTCGAACCCGATGACGGTGTGGCCGGCGGTGACGGCGGCCATGGCGAGGGGCAGGCCGACGTAGCCCTGCCCCATCACGGCGATCTTCACGAGTGGAGGTCCTTCCAGATACCGGAAGCTGGGGTCAGCGGAGGCGGGGCCTAGACGTGTCCGGTCGAGGGCGCCCAGTCGGCGGCGTGCTTCCGGGCGGGGCAGGGGCTGTTCCCCGGGAGAAGCCCCTCGCGGATTCCGGACTCTCCGGTCGTCTCGCGCTGCTGCTGGGCCGTGCGCGAGTTCCGGAGGTCGGCGGCGCAGCGCGCCAGGAGCTCGGGGGCCGTGGCGCCCAGGTCCTCGACGACGTCGGTGAGGTCGACGGGTCCCAGGTCGCGGCTCACTGCGCCACCGCCAGCGTGCGCAGCCGCGCCGCGTACTCGGCGATCGTTCCGTCCACCGGGGGCAGCGCCTGTGTGACGAGCGGGCCGACGAGGGCTCGGTGGTCGTAGGACACGGCGGGCAGGAGGCTGCCGATGATGCTGGGGGTGAGGGTGGCGAGGTAGCCGCTGGTCATGCAGGGCTGCCAGGTGCCGCCGAGGGGGTGCTGGCGGGTGGCGAGCTGGGCGAGCCGACCGGCGAGGGCGATGAAGGCGCGGGCGGTGGTGGTGCGGCGCCAGGTGGAGTCGTCGTGGGGTGCGGGCCCGTTGCCGGTGGTGTGGTCGGTACGGTTGGGCATGTCTGCCCTTTCGTCGCTGTCAGGGTGGACGCCCCCCGTCCCAATGGGCATGCAGGCCCGGGTCGGGGGGCTTTGTGCATCAGCAGCCATCGGGCTGCTTCCGCCACTGTATGGCATGCCATACGCTTGCGGAAGCGGCCTGCCCAAATCCCGAAGGAGCAGGTGTTGATCGAGGAGGAGGTCCAGCGGGTGGTCGACGCGGTGAACGCAGTGAGGGTCATCGAGGATCCCGAACGCCGGGGGCGAGCCATCACCCAGCTCCTCAAGGCGCAGTCCGAGGGGGAGCCGGACCTGCGCGAAGAGCGCCGCCGAATCGTGCTCGACTGGCGCGCGGAGGTTCCGCCCGTGTCTTTCCGTGTGATCGCGACGCGCCTCGGTGTGTCCCTGGGCACGGTGCAGGACATCGTGCGCGGACATTCCGGCCCCTGGGGCAACCGGAGGAAGCCGAAAAAGGGGGAGGCGGAACCCGAGGCGCCCGAAGGCGCCTGACCCCCCGCCGGGTTTGCCGCAGGCGGGGGATCCGTGTGGCCTCCCGTGGGGAGCCGGGAGGCGCGGCGGGTCCTGCCGCCATCAGTGCGGCAGGACCCGACTTGGGGGCTTCACCTGGGGGGCTCAACCACCAGGACCACCATGCACCACAAATCGGCCACACCGATAGACGTCGGCCGAAACTAACTCCCCGAGTGCCGGAGGCGGCCCCCCTTCAGCTCGCCGAGCGCGGGCCGACAGCCGACTCCTCCGTCCCGCCGCCGCGAGGACGTCACCCAGCCGCGCGAAGCGGCCGGGCAGCACCACAAGGTGTTCGGGTGCCCAGGACGTACGGCCGATAGGTAGTCAGGCGTCGGAGGCGGACGGTGAGGTCTCGTCTCCCGAGCGCGACTGGAGATCTTGTGTAAGCACCCATGCCTCGTGCTCCTGGCGGGCGTAGCTGCGGGGGTGGTCCGTCCAGCGGAGGTCCCCGGCCGGGATGGGCCCGCGGCTGGTGCCGTGGGCCAGGTCGTGAGCGAGGAGCGCGCGGGCGTACGTGTCGGCGTCGACGAGCTGCTGTGCGGCCTCGTCGGGATCGAGTGGGCTGTCCGCCAGGCGGTCGATGACGGCGGCGCGGCGGACCAGGAACTCGCGGGTGCGGTCTTCGCCGTCCGGCTCGGCAGAGGCGAGGTGGAGGCGCTGTACCTCGTAGATCTCGGATAGCAGGTCCATGCTGTCACTGTCGCCGTGACGTGGACCCGGCGGGGCGGGGTCCTTCCGCCTTGTCTGAATTGGGGTGGCGGGTGGCCTGTTGCGGTAGATGGCGGGGTTCTTCGTCACCCAGCCCGGGCCGCGGTCACCGTTCTCGAGGGGATGCTCGGCATCTGCTCGTAGCGGGTCAGGCAGCGGGTGCGCCCTGTGCCCGCTCCGTGGCCAGCGCCTGGTGCCGGTCGTTGCTGCGTCGGGCCCCATCAGGGCCTACTGCAGCAGTCAGGGCCCGGCATCGCAGTTCCGCCCACAGTGCGACGGCAGCCGGGTCGGCGGCACGCCACGCGGGTACGGTGCTGGCCCAAGCGCTGGCGCCGGCCGCAGTGTGGCCGTCCTCGATGAGCCGGATGGCGGTTTCGGCGGTGTCGGCCCAGGCGGGGCCGCGTGCGGCGAGCGCCCAGTCGACCAGCCAGATACGGGTGCTGTCGGCGAGGAGGTTGTGGGGGTTGATGTCGCCGTGGACGAGGTGGGTTCCGTGCAACTGCTCAAGCTCCCCTGGCGTGGCGTGTGCGGCCCACTGGTCGGACCAGGAGGGGAGGTGAGGTGTGCTGGGGGCCGGCAGCTCGGCGGCGGTGAGGAGGTCGGCGACGGCGGCGAGGTGCGGGGAGCCGGGGGTGAGGTCGGCGTGGAGGCCGTCGACGGCGTGGAAGGCGATCAGGTCCCAGTCCCAGGAGGAGCAGGAGGAGGTGGTGCGCCACAGGAGTGCGGGCGCCGCGGGGCCGGTGTGGGGTGCGACGGCGGCTTCTCGGTCATGGCCGGCGGAGTGCCCCCGGGTGGCCTTCACGAAGAGTGCTCCGCTGCCGGTGTCGAGGACGGCTGCAGCGTGGCAGTTGAACCCGGCGGTGATGTCGCGTACGGCGGTGATGGTCCCGTGCCGGGTCGTCACGGCGTCGTGGATGTGGGCCGGGAGCCCGGCCCACGGGATGTGGGTCACTGCTGGGTGGCCCCGCATTTGCGGCAGCGGTTCGCGCCGCTCCACTGGACCCATTCGTGATCGCATTCGGCCATGGCGGGCATCCTTTCGTGCTGGTACGGGCGGCACTGTAGTGGTGGCGGGGGCGTGCCGGGAGGGCGCACGGAGGCGTGGACGGCTCGGTCCGGCTCCCTGTTCGTTCGTCTCGAACGCTCGGCAACGCGAGCGCTACGGGTGTCACAGCCAGGTGACGAGGCACCGGTTCGTCGTCGACGGCTGGGGCTGCGGGTGGATGCTCGCTGCTCCGAAGTTGATCTGAATCGAGGGGGCGTCATGTTGACGAGACTGAGGGCCGCAGTTGCGGGAGCGCTGCTGGCGGGAGCGCTGCTGGCGCCGGTGGCCGTGGCGACGGATGCGGTGGCAGCTACCTGTGCCCGGCACACGACGGGGGTGTGCCGGGCGAACTCGCCGCACCCGCGCGGGGCGATGGCGCGGTGCAAGGACGGCAGCTACTCCTACAGCGCTCACGCGCGGGGGACCTGCTCGAGGCACCACGGCGTGCGGTACTGGTACCGGTAGCCGTCGCTGCTCGGGAAGTCTTCGGCCTGCTGCGCCCCGCCTCTTCGGGAGGACGGGGCGCAGCGGCGTTCGCAGGTACTCCTACTCCGTCATCTGCCTCTGCGCCGCCAGGAGGGTGGTCACCGTGGCGCCCTTGAGCGTGGTGGACATGGCCTCGACGAGGGCGTCCGCGGCCTCGGGCCCGTGCGTGGCCGCGACGTGCCGGACTCCGGCGACGATCGCCTCGGCGAAGGCCGCGGCGCCCGCGGCCAGGTTCGCTTTCCCTTGCGGGAGGTGGGCGGCGAGGGCGTGGTCGGTGGCGGTGCCCTGGTGGATCTGCATGGCCTGGATGAAGGCGCTGCGGCGGGGGTTGGTCATGCCGTCAGGGTCCCAGCCGGAGGGCGTGGGCATGCGCACTTCCAGGAGCTTCGGCACCTCAGAGCGGCCAGCCGGTGACGGGCGGGCGTTCGCCGACGGCCGCGACGTAGGAGATGACGTCGTCGACCTCGTCGGCCGACGTGTCGTCGAGGTCGACGGTGGCGGCGCCGAGGGCGGGGATGAGGCCGGGCTGGATTTCCCCGGTGGCGTAGAAGCGGCTGATGGGTCCGCCGTCGCGGATCGGGCGGACGATGGCGCGGATTTGGGTCTCGGTCACAGGTACTCCCCCGTGGTCGTGGTGGCGAGTTGGGTGGCGGCGGGGTCGGGTGGTCAGGCGGGGCCGACGTAGCGGTAGCCGGTGCTGGTCGGCCGGAAGCGGTCGAGGCGGATCCGCGTGCGTCGACCCGGCTTGGAGCCGCGGTGGCCGACGCTGCGGAGCACGACGAGTTCGACGATCGCGTGAGTGCCGTCGATCTCGGTGATGCGCACCTTGCGTCCGTGGCTGCGCGGGTCGTTGTCCTGCCAGATCTGGTCGATTGCGGGGGCGGGTGTGTCGGTCACGTGTTTCTCCTCGCTGGGGCCCGGCCGATGGGCCCAGTCAAGCGGTCGAGTGGTCAGACGGTGGGCTCGGTTCCGTCGAAGGCGCTCGGGGCTGGGGCCTCGTAGTTGCCGTCCGCTCCGTTGCGGTCGCGGACTCCGCAGCAGCGCTCGCGCACGCGCTTGATGGCTGCTTGCGCCGCCTCCAGCTCGGCGCGCTGCGCTTCCTCGTCGTCGGCCGGGCGCTGCTCCGGGATGGGCGGGGTCATGGGCCCTCCAGGGTTGTGCAGTGGTCGCCGTGGGTGATCTGGCGGTGCAGGGTGCGCACGCGGCGGACGGAGCGGGCGTAGCTGATGGCGGTGCAGAGGGCGATGACGCCCGCGGTGACGAACGTCAGTAGACCGCCTGCGATGCAGAGGAGGGCGGCCAGGACGAGGAGGCCGGGGCCGGCGGACAGGTCATGCATCGCGCACCACGTCCTCGCCCTCGCCCAGCGCCAGGAGTCGGACGTGCCCGCGCATCCGCTCGTACTTCTGCTCCGTGTCGTGCCCGTCCCACTGCGCCCGCTCATCGTCGGCGTTGACGGGCGTCACGTGCTGGACGAGGTCGGCGTCGCGCGGGTGGATGTGCCAGGACATCTGCCGTCCGCCGACGGTCAGGTAGAGGAGCTGCCAGCCCTCCTGGTCCTCGACGTCCAGGGCGGGGGTGCGGACGGCGTTCGCGGGGTGGAGGGCGGCGAGCCAGGCGAGGAGCTGCGCGCGCTCGCGGTATGCGGCGTCGCGCTCGGCCTCCGCGCGGCTGAGGTGGCAGGCGTAGCACCAGTCCGCGCAGGGGAGTTGCTCGGTGCTTCCGTCGGGGTTGCGGAGACTGAAGCGGATGTGGTTGTTCATGCCGCGGTCGATGAAGGCCAGCCAGTGAGCGGTCTCTGTGCGAGCGGCTTCGACGTCGCGGATCTCTGCGTCGATGAGGGTGCGCAGGAGGTGGCTGTCTTCGGGGGTGAGGCTGTGGGTGGCGCGAGCGGCGAGCAGCCGCATGGTGTGACGGCGGCCGTCGGGGTTGTCCTCGTCCGAGGGAAGCGGGGTGATCGCGGTGTGCAGCTCGGCGAGTCGGGCGTCCCACCACCGGGCCATGGAGACGCCGAGCGGCGGTGCTCCGGCGGCGATCCACCGCTCGTACAGGGCGACGACCCGGGCGTCCGGTGTCAGCGGTGTGGACGACGGGGGCGTGGCGTCGAGTTGGCGGACGAGCTCGAGGCGGGCCGCGTCATCGATGCCGGGGCGGGGAGTGACCAGAGACTCGCGGAGGGCGGCGAGGCGTTGTTCGGCGTCGCCGTCGCAGCGGTGCTCGGGGCCACCCCAGGTGCGGAGGCATGCCTTGCACCATGCCTCCGCGTCGTCGATGTCGAGGTACTCCTCCAGGACGGCGAGCGCCGTGGCGGAGGCCTTCTCCGCGTCGAATCCGGCTTCCTGTCCGTGGCCACTGCTGCAGGCCGTCTTCAGCGCGGTGGCAAGGCGATCCTGGAGGGGGTGCGTCGGGTCGGGTGCGGGGCGTGCCTGGATGGTGCAGGGGTCGATGGTGATGGTGCGGTGTTCCGTCTGTGGGGAGCCGCCGGTGGTGACCTTCCGCCAGGCGCTGCCGTCCTCGTCGTCGAGGTAGAAGGTGTGGCTTGCGTAGGTGACTTCGACGACATCGCGGAGGGTGCCGGTGAGGTGCCGGGCCCAGTAGGCGGGGAAGGCGGTGTTGTCGGTGACGACGGCTCGGAGGCGGCGAGCGGTGCAGGGGTCGCCGTTCCAGCGGGTCTCGGTCATGGTCATCCCTCGGTGCGGGGTGTGGTTGCTTCAGCGGCCGGCTCGGTGAGGATGTGCGGGGTGTGTCCCCATAGGGCTTCGACGTGGTTGGCGGTGACGGGGACGTCTCGGTAGGGCTTGCCGGGCAGTGGTTCGCCGGTCTGGGCAGCCCACCAGCCGGCGCAGACCATCGCGCCGAGGGGCAGCCCGCGGAACGTCGCGACGGGGGTGTATGCGCCGGTGGCGGAGATGGGCAGTCCCTGGTGGCAGAAGAACGGCTCGTTCTCGGGGAGCTGCGCGCCGAGGGCTTCGCGTTCGGGCGAGCCGGGCCGGTAGGCGCAGTCGGCGCACGGGGTGCGCATGACGGCGGGTGGGCGTGGGGCGCGGTCTGCGGGGCCGCACGGGTCGTCGGTGAGTCCCTCACCCGTGCAGTGGTGGCATCGCTCACCGAGGGACTCGTCGGGGTCGGGGAGTCGTCCGCCTACGCAGAAGGGGCACTTGAAGGGCGTGATCCGGAGGTCTGTCACCTGGCTGCTCCGCCGAAGCGGCTGGTGGTGCCGCAGTAGGGGCCGTTGGAGCCGTCTTCGTCATCGTCTTCGGGTACGGGCTCGCGGGTGATCATGAGGTCTCCTCGTCAGCGAAGTGGACGGTTCCCGCGTGGAGTTCGCCGACGTGGGTGATGTCGGTGGCTCCCCCGAGGCCCTGGTCGGGGAGGTCGAAGATGACGCGGCCGGAGGGGAACTCCACTCCGTGGAGGTCGGGTTGGTCCGGGGCGCGGATGACGAAGCGTCGGGCGTACTGGATCTGATCGGGCTGCTGCACAGTTCTGCTCCTGGTAGGTAGTGGCGGCGGCGTGGGGCTTTGCGGCTGATGAGGGTGGGCCGTCATCGGGCGCGGTTGCGCTGGATGGCTCGGGCGAGGAGGAATACCTCGGCGGGGATGGGTTTCTGGGTGTTGCGGTGGCTGCCGAGGATCTGCGCGAGGAGTCGCGCGGCGACGGGGTCGAGGAGGCCGGCGAGGACTCCTGGTGGGCCGCTGACGGCGTTGCCGACACCGTTCGTGAACCAGAGCCCCCGCTCGGCGTTCTCGGAGTGCCAGTAGGGGTTGGTGACGATCTCGTGGCTGGTGGCCGCTGCGAGGGTGCGGAGCTCCCTGGCTGCGGTGTCGCAGGTCTCGAGGGGCGTGGGACCTTCGGGAGCGCCCTGGTGCTGGGCAGGTCCGGCGGACTGGGTGAGGTAGAAGACGTTCGACGCCGGCGTCGGCGAGGTGCCGGAGTGGCCGGGGCAGAAGTCCTGGCCGCTGGGGTGGGTGCGCCAGCCGAGGCCGCGGCCGATCCCGCGTGCTTCCGTGATGCTGGGCGCGTCGGTGTAGAGGCGCACCGTGCAGGCGCCGTCGGCCCATGAGCGGTTGCAGTGGAGGGTGATGGTGGTGCTCACCGGCCGCCCTCCGTCTGCCGCCCGGCGGGCTGCACAGAGCCGTTGAGGGTGGCCCGGGAGTTGTCGACGATCACCGTGGAGGGGAGCTTTTCGAGCGTCTCCCGGTCCGGGTGCCGGTCCAGGACCGGGGTGGTGCCGAGGAGGGCTCGGGCGAACTGGACGGCGGGCTCGTCGTCGGGGCGATCGATCCGGGCGCCCAGGAGCGAGAGCCGTTCCTGTTCTTCCTCGAGCCAGGTCGTCAGCGGGTCACGGAGTCGCATGAGGGCGGCGAGGTAGATGAGGAGGTGCTCGCTGTTGCTGTCGACGCGTCCTCGGGGTTGGGGTGCTCGGAGGAGGGTGATCGCGTTGTCGATGTCGGCAAGTGGGTGCATCGGGTGGGCCTTTCACGCCGGGGAAGGGGCGGGGGCGCGGCTCGTGCGCGCCCCGCGAGAGGGGCTTTTGTCAGGCTCGGGGCGCGGCGGGCTGGAGGATGGCGAGGACGTCACGGGCCGCGGCGTGGTACGCCTCGTGGTCCACGGCCGTGAGGCTCGAGTACGGGATGGACTGACGTCCGGTTGCCTGGTCGTGGGCGGCGAGGGTGCGGGCGACGTCGTCGAGGGACGGCTGGGCGGGGCGCTCGCGCTCGTAGCTCACGATGATCTCGTCGACACCGGGCCAGAAGGCGACCGCGCCTTCGGGGATCGTGGCGTCCGCGGGGAGTTGGTGGTCGGCGCGGTAGGAGCGGATGGCGTCCTGCCAGGCGGCGTTGACGGCGGTGTGGTTGGCGCCGTGCGTTTGGTCGACGGGGACTACGAACTCACGCCGGGTGTACGAGATAGCACGCTGCGTGTGCGACTGAGGCATGGCAACTCCACTGTCAGATAGAGGTTGTTGGCGGTTTGGGTCAGGTGCGGGAGTGGTCTGGTCGAGGACGCGGCAGGGTCTGGGGCATCCTGCGGCGGGCGGCGCGGGCGGCGCGGGCGGCGAAGAAGAGAGCGAGAGCGCCCGCGGTGACGAGCAGCGCGATGGCGACGGTTGCGAGGGCGGCCCAGCCGATGAGCGCGCCGACGAAGATGAATAGGCCGTTCACTCGACGCTGCCGGATTCGTCGGTGATGCCCGGGCCGTTGTGGTCAAGCAGCTCGGGCCCGAGCCGGGCCGGATCGGCAGGCCTGGCGAGCAGGCGCTGCAGTCGGCCGACAACCGCGCGGGCCTCTTCGGGGCTGGCCACGAGGACGCGCACTTCGTCGACCAGGTCGACGGCGAGGTCACGCTCTCGGCGAAGCCGGGCCTGTTCAGCGTCCGCGACCTTGAGCACGGCGTCAGCGCACTGCACGTAGAGGTGTTGCTCCGGGTCACGGTCCCACCTCGAGACCGCTGTGGCGTACAACTCGCGGCGGGCAAAGGCGTCCGGTGTCCTGGGCTCTGGCTGTTCCGCCTCGGCGGCCAGGCTGTGCAGCATGGCGGCGGGGTCGCCGGTGTGCTGGGCTACGGCGTTGGCTGCCTCGTGGAGCATCGCCGCCTTGTAGGTGGGCAGCAGGGCCAGCAGCGCGGCGGCGGCCAGGCCGACGTCGACGGTGATGGTGCGGCAGGCGTCGGCCGCGCTCACCCCCAGGGCGTGGACGGGGCACTCGGGGTGTGTGACTGTGCCTCCGCATTCGCACGACCTGGCTTCATACCTGCGCCGCGCCGCGCGGACGATCTCCTGCACAAGGTCGGGGTCCTGACCGGGCAGGCCACTGACGGAGACTGGTTCGTCGTCGACGACGGTTCGGCACAGGTCCGGGATCTCCACCTCGGGCTGGGTGTCGGGCGTCAGAGCGAAGCCCGCCTGGCGGACCCCAGCCGCGCGCGACACGGCGTCGGTGATGATGCGTCCGGCCTGCTCGGTCCAGGCGCTGACGCAGGAGAGGACCGCGTCGATACCGCCGACCTGGGCTTCACGGGTGTCGGCGTAGAGGTGGAGGCGGTCGAGGATCTCGCGGTAGATGTCGGCGCGGACCGCGACCGCGTACGGCCGCTCCGCGGCGGCGGCCAGCGCGCGGATCGCGGCGTCGGCGTCGGCGCCGTAGGCCACCCGGTCGTGCGGGTGGGCGTCGGCCCAGGTACGGCCGCGGTTCCAGTGGGCGTAGAGGGTGCCGGCGACGAGGTCCCGCAGTTCCGCGTGCGGGCGGACAACCTGCGTGCGGGCGGCGTCGTACAGGTCACGGACCCAGCGGGCGTCTCCGAGCGCGGTGTGCGCGACGTCGTCGGCGGGCGGTTCGACTCCGAGGGTGCGGGAGAGGGTGCGGGAGGACCAGGGCAGGGGGCCTGCGGCCTCGAGGCCGGTGCGGGCCGCGGCGAGCTGGACGATGTCGTAGGGGCGGTAGTGCCACTGGGCGCGGCCGGGGCCGAGGAGGCGGCGCAGGTGCCGGTCGTCGAACCCGGGGTTGGAGCCGATGACCACGGTGCCGGACAGGAGGCTGGTGATGGCGGTGACCACCTCCGCGCGGGTCATGGCCACGAGGGCTTCGCTGCCGTCGCCGGTGTAGGCGGCCTCGGCGTGCGGGGGCACGGCGAAGCGCTCCAGGTAGCGGCCGATCTGAAGGGCCTCGCGGTCGGCGGTGGCGAGGCTGGGGCGGATCTGCCACACGTACTCGGTGTCGGTGTGGTGGCCACCCTCGAACTCTCTGAGGATCACGGCGACCTCCCAGGCGACACCGATCTCGGCGTCGAGGTGGGTGGTCTCGCAGTCCACGAAAGCCAGCGGCATCATGCTCGGCACAGGGAGAATTCCGTTTCATTCAGGGTGAGTTGACCGTCACCAGCGGGTGCGGGAGGCCAGGAGCAGACATCCGGCGGCGAGACCGAGACCGAGACCGGTCAGGGCCAGGAGGCCGGGGAGCTGCGGCACCGGCCTCACGGGCTGATCTCAATCCGGGTGAAGGGGACGCGGGCGGTCAGCAAGCCGGGGAACGCCAGCCGCAAGGTGGTCGGCGCGGTCGGCTGCGGCCAGAAGAGCCATCGCCAGACGCCGGGCATCCGAGGGGTGCATGGACACGAAGTCGAGTTCGCGTTCCCAGTCGTAGATGACGTAGGGATCGGGCTGCGCGACGTACACGCAGTCGCGGGTCTCAGCCTCATCCACGGCGCGCACGACCCAGAGCGGTGGCCGTGCGGCGAACGGCGCTTGCTGGTCGACACGCCATTCGAGTCCGGGCATCGAGTGGTCCGGCGGGTTGATGAGGTCCGGCTTCGGGCGTTCGGCGCTGTCGGCGATGGCTACGAGGTGGCGTAGTTCGCGGCGGAGTTGGGCGAGCGTCAGGTCGTCTGCGGCCACGGTCGAGCCTCCGTCTCGGGCGCAGGGAGGAACAGATGCTTGCCGTCGGCGGACTGGCAGTACGCCTCCGGGTGTCCGGCAGGGCGGTCGCAGGGCCGGTAGTAAATGCCGCTCACGCCCTTGGTCTTGCCGCAGTGGCGGGCCTCCGTCTCGGGCGCGGCGGGCCACGGGGCGAGGAGGTCGCGTCCGCAGCGCGGGTGCACGCAGATCCCGCCGTCGTCCAGCTCGTCGGCGGTCACCTCGTGGAAGTCGGCCCACCGGCTCGCGGGTACCGGCTTGTGGGCGAGGCAGTGCAGGAGGGTGCCCCGGCCCTGCCGGTAGCCGACGAGGCCGCTGGCCGCGCGCTCCGCGATCTCACGCTCGGTGGGCACCTCGGTGGCGCCCGCCCACGAGGTCGTCTCGGGCGCGGCCGAGGTCTCCGGCTCGGGCGCGGCGGCGACACCCGGGCAGTGGACCGGGCGCATACCGGGCTGCGGCTCCCAGGCGTGCGGCCCGTGGCCGCCACGGAGGAAGGCGAGGCTGCACGAGACGGTGGGCGCCGCCTCGTCCGGCTGCGCCACGGTGCGGGGCCCGCCCGCCTCGGCAGCCAGACGGCGCAGCAGAGCGGCGGCGGCCCGCATGCCCGCTTCCCGGCCCTCGTCCTCGTACCGACCCCACCGGTCCCGCCGGGACCACGAGTCGGCCTCGACGGCGTCGGCGGCCTCCTCCAGCGCGGCGGTTCGGGTGGCGGCCAGCTCCTGCGCGTGCAGGGCGAGCGCGCGGGCGGTCACGTCCTCGGGCAGCCCGTGCCGGTGCAGCACCGCGCGGGCGGTCTCGGTGCGCGGGCACTGCTCGGGCGGCCGGTGTGAGTTGTTGAAGCAGGTGTCCGGGCTGACGCCTTCGCAGTTGTCGCAGGTGTGCGTCTCGGCGTCTGCCGTCTCGTCGGCGAGCGCCAGCACATCGGCGTCCTCGTCTAGGTCGGCCAGGACACCGCCACCCTCCTGCTCGTTCAGCCCGCGGATGGCGGCGGCGATGCGGTCGCGGAGGGCGGCCCGGTCCTCAACGGCGAAGGCGGCGCAGGGCGTGGCCAGCGTGAGCGGCCCCTTGCGCGCGGCGGCCCGGTCGGCGGCAGGCGGCAGGGCGAGCGCGCGGGCGGTCTCGGTCGGGTCGGTCATGGTCAACTCCAGGTGAGGGTGTGGGAGGGTTCGGGCAGGCCGCCCGCCGCTGGCTCCAACAGCAGCGGGCGGCCGTTCTGGGCGCCGGACTGGCGGGGGTGGAACCGGGTCACGCCGCGGGCCGTGCGCAGCAGGCGGGGCAGAGGTGCGCGGTCACTCGACCCCCGCAGCGGCGGCCCGGAGCATCGCCGCCACATTCGTGCGGGTACGGCCAGGGGCCCGCTCCCACGGGACGGTGAGTTCCTCGCCGAGATGGGTGACTACGGCATCCCAGAGATCGACCTCATCGAGTCGCCCCTCCCGCGCGGCCTCGCTGAGGAGTGAGCAGATTCCGGGACCCGACGGTTCGGGTGTCCAGCAGGCGGTGGCTCGGTCGGCTGCTTGCCTCAGTGCCTCGCCGATGGGTGTGGTCACGGGTGTTCCTTCCTGCGGTGAGTTCTTGGTGGAGGCCCAGGCGGTGACGGCTTCACTCGCGGCCACGAAGTGCAGCCAGAGCCGCGGGTCGCCACCGGCCGGCACCGGCAGACCGGCCAGGAGGACCCGGACGACGTCCACGACGGCCGCCGGGTCGGCCCATCGGTGCAGCGGGAGCGGCTCCGGCTGCCGTTTCCGCGCCTCGGGCTTCTTGCAAGGCGCCCACTGCCACTGCTCGACCGGGTGCTCCCAAAGCAGGACAAACCCGGTCCTGTGTTTGCTCTCGTTCAGTCCCGGGGCGTCGACGTCCCAGGTGAGCAGGGACTGGAGCTGGGTGATGCATCCGGCGTCGGGGCCGGTCTCGTACCGGTTGGTCTCGGAGTCGGACGTCTCGGCACTGGTCGGCCCGAGACCGGCGGCGGCCAGGGCGTCGACCACCGCGGTGATGTACCGGTCGTGGGGCAGACGACGACTGTTCATCGGTTTCCCTCCGAGACGGGCGCGATGGTGGCGGGGGCCGGCGCGAGGGCGAAGGAGTGCACGGTCCGGCCGTTCGGGAGCTGGATGCTCCAGGGGCCGCCGATGAGGCCGTAAGCGGCCCAATCGCAGCCGCGCCCGCTGTACGGCGCGCGCCCGAGCGCGCCGAGGGTGCGGCCGATGCACTCCTGGCCGAGGACGTCCGAGGCGAGGACTTCCTCACCGGAGCGGTTGGCTCGGGGGGCGTCGGCCAGCGCCTGCTGGAAGTCCGCGCCGGTGGCGACGTCGCCGCACGAGGGGCAGACGAACGCCCATGCGAGCGGGTCGGTGCCGAACCGCTCGGTGGCCTCGGCGACGAGCGCGGCCTGGCTGAGGGTGCGGTGCGCGGTGCTCATCGCTGCGCCGCCTCGTCGTGGAAGCGGACGGCGCGGTACCGGGCGGCCTCGAGGAGGCGCTGGATGGTCTTGGGGTCGCCGTCGAGGAGGCGCCGGATCGTCTTCTGCACGAGGGCGTAGCCGATCTCGTAGTCGGGTTCGCCGAGCGAGGTGGTGGGGCCGCGCTGGAGCCACACGCGGAGGGCGCGGTCCATGGAGGTGACGACGTCGACGGGGCGGTGGTCGTCCTGGTGGCAGTCGCTCATCAGGTTGCGGGCGACGGTGCGGGCTTCCCCGCCTCCGTCGGAGCGCACCTGGTTGCGGTGGGCCGGCTTGTCGGGGTAGCGGGTGGCCTCGTCCAGGGCGGCCAGGATGAGGTGCGGCTGGGTGATGCGGTCGGGCATGGGGTCGTCTTTCAGAAGAGGAGGAGGTCGTCGGGCTGCACTGCGGGTGCTTCGGTCTGCGGGGCGGGCGCGGGAGCCGGTGCGCTGGGAGCTGCGGGCGCTGAGGGCCTGGGAGGGGACTTCTTCGCGGGCGGGGGCCCGGCAGCGGGGGCCGAGCCCGTCGGGGCTCGGCCTCAGCAGGCGGTGCTTGCAGTCCGCGCACCGGAGGTCTGCAGTCACGCTGAGGTCGGTTCCGTGTGCAGGGTGTCGAGGTGCTCCAGGAACGCGACGATGGCGGCGCCGGCGGCGACGGTCTCCTCGCGGACGTTCGCGAGGCACGCGACCGGGTTGTCGGTGTCGCGGCCGGCGGTGAGCACGGCGGTCGCGATTCCGCCGGTGTGCTCGGTGAGAGCGAGCGCCCACTCCTCGAGGTTGTGGTGCTCGGCGCCGAGGCGGCCCTTCTGCGCCTCGCGCTCGGTGTGGAGGTCGAGGTAGGGGCCGGTGAGGCGCGGGGCGTCGTAGTCGGGGTACACGGTGGCTCCGTTCGTCGCGGGGGCGGGTTAGTGGAGGTGGGCGATGGTGCGGAGGGTGGAAATTCCGGTGGGGCTGGTGCGGGCGAGCTGCACGGCGGCGACCAGGCCCGGGTAACCGGTGGCGAGGGCCATCCGGTTGGCGTGATCGGCCTCGGCGACGAGAGCGGTCAACCGGCCCCGGAACGTCGCGCGCCGGTCGGGCCCGGGGGTGGAGTGTCCGAAGTGCTGGAGCACGTGGACGGCGTCGGCGGCGGTGATGCGCGCCCCGGCGGCCGGGACCGGGTGCGGTGGGACGGCACAGGAGGCGGTGCTCACGGGGTGTCTCCGTACAGGGCGGTGAGGGCGACCGCGAGGACGTCGCGGGCGTGACGGTCGAGGAGGTGCTCGCGGTCGACACACAGGCCGAGCCCGCACCACGGCAGGACGGGCCCGTGGGGCGCCCGGCCGTGCGCGAGGCGGTAGGCGGTCAGCCGGGCGGACCGCAGGTGCTTGCCGACCTGGACGTAGGGGTGGCCGTCGGCGGTGACATCGCCGACCCAGAGGAGGTGTCCGTCGGGCAGGTGCCTCACCGATCCCCAGAAGGCCTCCTCGAGCGAGCGGGGCCGGAATCCGCGGGCGAGCCGGTGGCCCACGCCGCTCTGACGGCGGACGTCCCGGATCGTGGCGGTGGTGACGCGGAGAAGCCGGCGGATGTCGTCGTCCAGGCGGCCTGCCCGGATGTGCGCGGCGACGTCGGCGCGCACCAGGACCGCCATGCGGGCGCGGGTGTCGGTCACCGGGCCCTCCGCACGGGCAGGAGGGGCTGCAGGGAGCGCAGGGCGGTCTGTGCCTGGGTGCGCTCGCGGGCGGCGCCAGCGAGCAGGTGCAGGGCGTGTGCGAGGCCTCGGTGGAGTTGACGTTCGCGCCGGTGTGACGCCTGAAGGCGGACGCGGTCGAACTCCGCTGCTACGTAGGCGCGTTGAAGTAGAGCCTCGGTGGCGCGGAGGCGCTTGGTGGTGGTGAGGCCGAGCATGGGGTTCTCCATCAGGTGCGGCGCTGGCGGTAGTCGGAGAGGCGGATCACGCCTTCGGGCAGCGGCTTCTGCCTGGGGGTAGGGCTGGCCTTGCTTGTGTCGAGGGGCAGTTGGGGCTGCTGGGCCTCGCACGTAGCCGCGTGGGGCATGTGGAGGCGCTCGTAGCCCATGAGGGGCTGCTGCTCGGTCACCCGGCGGGACACGACCGCCCCGGTCCCGTCTCGGCGCACCCCGGTGTTGCCAGCCGGGTCCGGGTCCGGGTTGACCGCGAGGCGCTTCCCGCCGGCGGTGGTCTTGCCCGGCAGGGTCCGGGTCACCAGCACGGGGAGCCCGCAGTCGGGGCAGCGGCTGGTCATCGCACGTCCCGAGAGGCTGCCTCGATGGCCTGCGCGTACGCGGCCTCGGCAGCGCGTGCCCGCCCGGTGCAGACGCCCTGGGCGACCGGGGCGCCGTTCGCCGTGCAGTAGTGCGCGGCGGGGGCGGTGCAGTCCGGGCAGGTGAAGTGCGCCCGGATCCAGGCGTCCTTGCGGCCGGGGTGCGGTCTCGGGCGTACGTCGCCGCGGCGGTTGGTGCACGGGCTGCCGGGTGCAGCGCGGCAGGGTTCCCAGTCGCACGTCTGCTCGGTCTCGGGGTGCCGTCGTTCGGCTCGTGAAGCCATCTCCGTGTCCTGTCAGGTTCCTGTGCTGGTGTGGTCGGTGGCGGTGCGCGTTCGGGCGCCGAGGGCGGCTCGCTGAGGGTGGATGCCGTGGCGCCGGGTGCCGCCCGGGCCGGTGCAGGGGTCGCCGGGCCGGGCCGGGCAACTCGGGCAGGGGACGGTGGCGGTGTCCCATACCTCGAGCCGGGCTTCGTGCACGGCGCCACGGCGACCGGCGCCGCTGACGCACGGGGCGTCGACGGAGGCCTGGCACTCGGGGCACGGCACCGCCCACTCGGCCGGGGCCGGGCCGGCTGTCGGGGGAATGGTGGCGAGGCTGTCGGCGAGCGCCTGGAGAACGGGGCCGCGTCCGTAGAGCCGCATCGCCGCGGGTACGCCCTGGGTCTCGAGCGCCTGGCGGAGGTCGGCGTCCGTCGCCGCTTGCTGTCCCGGTACGGAGAGCAGCAGGGGCGGCTGGGTCGGAGCGGACACCCTGCTCGCGCGGTCGGGGCGGCGGACCGCGGGCACGAGGGTGAGTGCCGCTCCCTCCTCCTGCTCGGACGCGGTAGGCGCGGGGCCCGCGCCGGGATCCGCGGGGGCCGGAACGGCCGGCTCGGATCCCGGCGCGGTGGCCGCTCTCGGTTCTTCGTCCAGGGCGGCCACTGCCGCCGCGATCGACTTCTCCTTGGCCGCCTTCTTCCGCCGCTCCTGCCTGGTGTCCACGTACAGGTGAAGGTGCTCCTCCCACTCCAGCCTGTCGGCGACGTCGGCGAGCACGTACACGGAGGGGAGGTTGGGGCGGCGCCGCTCCGTCAGCGCCCCGACGGCCTTCAGGACCTTCTTGGCCCGGGTGACGGTCTCGGGGTCGCTGCCGACGATCGCGGCGATCGTCGGCAGCGGGCACTCGGCGGTGCCATCAGGCCCGATGTAGGACGCGATGGCCCACCCGACGTGAACGATCTTCGAGACGTCGGGGCGGCGCATCCGCAGGGCTTCGTCCCGCATGCGGTTCATCCACGCCGTCATGGGGGCCTGCTCGCCGGTGTTCACGAGAGGACGCTCCTGGTGGCTGCGTGGGGCACGGTGGCTCCGATCTAGCGGCGGCGGGACAAGGGGGTTGGGCCGGTCACTCGCGCTGGGGGCGTTGGGCGTCGAGGGCGGCCCGGTAGACGTGCGGGCTCGAGCGGCGCTTCCCGGACCGGATAGCGGCCTCGTCGAACACCGCGGACGCGGACTGCGGCGACGGCGTCGTCCAGGCGCCGGCCGGGAGACCGGCGCCGGGCACGGGCTCGGGCGCGTTCGCCAGCTTGGCCGGGGTATGCCGGGGGCAGCGCAGGCCGCTCAGGTACTCGCGCAGATCCTGGCGGGCTAGGCAGTGGCGGCGCTCGGCGCCTATCCAGTGCCCGCACACCGGCGGCCGTGGATGCTGACTGTCCGGAGCGGTCACTCCTCTTCCTCCAGCTCCGCCTCGGCGGCCTTGCGGCGTTGTGCGGCGAGCTGCCTGCGGGCTCTCGCGCTCATCCCGCCGCGCACCCCGAACCGCTCGCGGTGGCTCTCCTCCATCCGCATGGCGTCCTCGAGGCACTCCTCCTGCACGGGACAGCGGGAGGTGCAGTACCGCTTCACCGCGGCGATGTCCGCGAGCCCCCTGGCGAAGAACGCGTCGTGCGGGACGCTGCTGCCCCGGCCGCAGGCGGCGTCGGCCGCCCATGCCTGTCCCCCGATGGTGGTCAGGACGTCCATGACCGGCATCAGCACGCCTCCAGCCGGAGGAACGCCTCGTCCAGTTGCCGTGCCGTATCCAGCGTCGGTACCTCGTCGGGCACGTCCGCTTCCTTTTCCTTCTTAGCGCGCAGGGCCTGCCGGTCCTCGGCGTCGGCCTGGCACTCGGGCGCGACGCACCACGGGTAGGCGCAGGCGGACTTGACGTTGCCGACCGGGGGGCGCCCGTTCTCCATGGCGTAGGCGATGGGCCGGACCGACAGCTTCTGCCCCCGGTAGGTGATGACCGGCGCGCAGTCCTGCGTGCGCTCGCCGGTCCACACCATGTGGCCGCCGGGCAAGAGCACGGTGTCGCGGGTGAACTTCTCCTGCGGGGTGAGGCGCGGGCGCGCGGGCGGGTACGCGTGCTCCGCGCGGATCCGGGCCGCGGTCGCCGTTCCGACGTGGAGCTGCCGCGCGATCTCCTCGTTGGTGCGCCCGTCACTGAGGGCGTGCAGGATCTGGGGTTCCTTGGGGTGGGGGCGTCGGTGCGACGTCATGGCGGTCACCTCTCGCGTCGTGGACCGGGCAGGAACACCCGCGTGCGGGGGCGGGAGGCGGGGTGGCGGTGCACGGCGGCCTCCACCTCGGCGTCGCGGTCCGCGGCCGCTCCCGGCTCGTAGCCCCGGGCGCTCTCCTCGCCGCGCATGCCGCCTGCAGCGTCGCGGGCCAGAGCGTGCAGGGCCCTGCCAACACCGACAGCGAGGGCGGCCGAGGCGAGCGCTACGTAGAGCCAGGTCACCGACCACCACCGCCCTGGGGAACGGAGACGTGCCGATACCGGCGGCACCCGGCGCCGGAGTCGTCAGGCGCCAGACGCCCCGCGCACTGAAGGTCGGCCAGGTCGTTTCGGACCGTCCTCTCGGAGAGCCCCTTCCATCCCCAGCAGAGGTAGATCCGACGGACGCCGGAGAGGCTGACGGGGCGTCCGATCTTCGCGATCCAGGTGATGAGCCGGGCCTGTCGCTCTGCCGCGGAAGGCGTCCCCGGGCTGAGCCGCTCGGCGGCGGGTGCCTTTCGGGGGGCAGCGACCGTCCCGCTCAGTCTCAGTACGGCGAGGTCGGGAAAAATCTTGGCCATCAGCGTGGTCCCTTCCCGCGCACGGGGATTGCGCGGAGTTCGGCACGGGCGTGCCCGATCGCCGCGCAGCGCCCGTCGCAGTACCAGTGAGTTCGTGCGCCGTCCCTGCTGCCCGTGACGCGGACCATGCCTTCGGCCGGGGCAGCGCCGATTGCGGGTGTCGCGCACAGCGGGTTCGCGCAGGGGGCAATGACGGTGGTGTGGGCGTCAGGGCGGCCCGGGCCGACGAGCCCCTGGGTGAAAGCCCGGTGGGCCGCCTGCTGGCCCGGGCTGCCCTCGCCGAGGCTCGGGCGGCTCACGCGGCCTCACCCTTCTCGGCGAGCAGGCGCCCGAGCGTGACCATGCCGTCCACTGGGTCAACCTGGGTGCGCGCGCACTTCGCGCAGGCCCTCACCAGCTCGAAGTAGACGCAGCCGCCCTGGCTGTGGTCGACGCGGTACTGGAGGCGGTCGTCGTCCTCGAGGAGGGCGGTCGCCTGCTCCACGGACTCCGGGAGCCGGGAGCTCGGCGTGTAGCTCCAGGTGAGCGTCGCGGCGGGCGCGCCAAGTACGTCTTCGGCGTGCTCGGCGGCGGCCTGGACGAACTCGTCGCGGGTACGGGCGAACTCGGCGGCGTCCCAGTCGGGTGTCCGGGCCTCGTGGGCGTACCAGGCAGCGCGCGCGGCCTCGACGATCCCGGTCATACCTTCACCTCGACCCTCTGGGGCTTGTACTGGGCGTCGACCCAGGAAGCGGCCTGGTCGAGCGAGGCCATGAGGTTGCGGGCCCGGGCCCAGCGCATCTCTCCGTCGAGGTGCTGGCCCTTCGGGTCCGCGACGGCGCGCGCCTGCCAGGGGCTCGTCTGCAGGGGGTCCCAGTGCCGTGTGATGGTCCCGGCGACGTCCTCCACGCAGACGGGCGGCGTGGGCGTCCGCGTGACGAACCACTCCCGCGGCTCGGACCGCATCCCCGGCAGCGTGAGCTCGCCGGGCCACAGCCACACGTCGAGGTGTCGCCGGGCCGGGTGGCCGTAGCCGTACTGAGCGGTGGTGGTGGTCTGGGTCCCGACGTTCTCGCTGGTGAAAACGTGGACGGCGCCGCATCCCCGGCACACGAACCGGATGGTGGTGCGCGGGAAGCGGGTCGCGTGGGTGCACTCCTCGCTCTCGCACCCGTGGGGCGCGTCGGAGAGGCGGCCGCGGCGCCCGAGGTCGAACCGCAGGCCCTCCTCCCACAGCCGTTCCTCGCAGGGCTCGTTGTGGGCGAGTCGTGTCCACCCCAGGTAGAGGTCCCGGACGATGTTCATTCCTCACCGCCAGCGGGCGCGGCCGGCTGCTCGGCGGCCGGTGCCGTCCGGGCCGCGTCGACGGGGGTCAGGTGGCCGTGCGCCACCACGATCGAGGTCAGGGGGTACAGCGCGCTGGCGCCGCCGCGCACCGTGAGGAGGGGCATGCCGTTCTCCTGGCGCTGGCCGAGGTAGAGCCAGGTGATGCCGCGGCTGTCGAGCTGTCCTCGGGAGAGGTCGTACATCCGGCCCCAGAGGAAGTACGGTTCGCCAGCGGCCAGTTCGGCGTCCCGCAGCAGGCGTGGGACGTCGTGCGCGACGAGCCGGGTCTCCACGCCGTCGATCGAGCCGAGAGCCATCTGGGCGTACCCGGCGGTCCAGGTCCGCAGTTCGAGCGGTGCCCCGATCGCCGTCAGCCAGTACGTCCAGTCGTCCAGCGAGGCGGCCCTGATGGCGACTCCGACGCGCTCGCGGTCCGGACTGATCTCCGTTACTCCGGCCTGCTCGCCGTGCTGCTCTCGGAGGCGGCTGGCCAGGGTGACCGCGCGCGCCTGCGCGGCCGTCCAGGCGGCGGGCCGGTCCACCGGCGTCGCTGCGACCGGGGTGATCGGGACGGCGGTGAAGGGCGGGCGGGGGCGGCCGATCTGGACGACCCGTGCGCCGCGGACCGGCGATGTGTCCGGCGAGGGGCTGGGGAACGCGTGCTGCGACTCGGGCTCGCCGTCGTCGCAGAGCAGCCTCTTGCGCTGTAGCGCGGTGACGACTCGGACGGCCGCATCGCGGGGGTAGCCGCAGTCGTCGATGATCGTGTCGACTGCGAGCTGGAACGTCGGGGGCAGGTTCTTCCGTGCCTCGACGTGGGTGCGCAGTTGCTCGAGGGCGATGGCGCCGCCGGGGCCGACGATTCGGCCCTGGGCCTCAAGGTCGGCGACGAAAGCGGCGGCCAAGGCGCCCAGGCGCTCGCGGAGTTCCTGCTCGATCAGGGCAGAGGAGGGAATGTTCGTCACGCCGCCTCCAAGTACGCGTTGCGGAGCTGGTGGTTGTGCTGGAGGGTGCGCAGCGCCCGGTACACGCAGGTCTTCACGGCACCCGGGGTCATCCCCAGCAGGGATGCGGTCTCACCGACCGACATCTCGTTGAGGTAGCGGCAGATGAGCACCTGCCGCTGGGTCTGCGTGAGGTGGGTCAGCGCAGTCCGCAAGGCCGTCGACGTCTCGGCGGCCATGAGCCCGTGGTCGAGCGGCGGGGTGTCGGCCCAGAGCGAATCCAGGTCCCGCATGTCGGCGACGAACCGGAGCTTCTGGGTGGGCCAGGCCTTGAAGTGGTCGGCGATGATCCTTCGGGCGATCGTGTAGAACCAGGACAGGATCGACTTGCCGGTCCACGTGAAGGTGTGCAGGCGCCGGAGTCCTCGCACGAACGTCTCGGCGGTGATGTCCCCGGCCCTCTGCCAGTTCTCACCGAGCAGGCGCTTGGCGAAGGCGGTGACCGCAGCGTGGTGCATCCGGTACAGCTCGCCGTACGCGTCCGCGTCGCCTTGCTGCGCCCGGGCGACAAGGGCCGGTTCTCTCGTGTCGTCGCACGGTGGCGCGACGTTAGCCTCAGTGATCAA